TCATGTGCCGACTCGCAAGAACTCGGCCATCCGCGCCACACCTAATGGGCCTGCATGCTCGATCGGATCGAGCGCCGTCATGTAGCCGGGCTTGTAAACGATGATGGTGCCGTCGAGCAGCACCACCAGCGTCAGTCCGGGCCAGCCGAGCAACGGCTCGACGCGCACCACCAGCGAAAGGAATTGCAGTAGCGGGGGCATGGCATCAATCCCCGAAGTCATTGCGCCGGCGGACCTGCGCCCGTGTCATGCCGAGCTTGGCTGAGAACGGCACACTAGCCGTCGCGGCGAGCGAGATCGAGAACGCCGGGTTGGTGATCGCCGTCATGCCATCGAGCGAGATCGTCGGGCTGACGAGATGCAGCCCCAGCTCACCGCCCTCTTCGGCCAGCAGCTCGTCGCCAATGTACATGCCGGTGGCCCCATCACCCCAATTCGACCGCCAGCCGGTCGAGTTGACGATGCCGCTGGGCGAATTGCGCGGCACCGCGTTGCACCCGCCGCCGATCTGGAACCGATGACCGAGCGTGCCATAGGTGCGCCCCATGAGGGACGGTCGCATATAGCGCAGATACACGCCACTCATGACCTTGCCGTATGCGCCACCAGGAATATTCGCTCGAAGAGCAAAGCCGTTGATGTTGTACTGCTGATATTGCAGGAGCGGGCCGCCTGAGGTCTCATAGCCCGCGAACTCGGCCATGTGGAACGGATAGCCCTTGCCATCCAGCGCCAACGTATCGTTGCTACCGAGGAGCGTGGTGGTGCCGTTCGTGACCCCGTTGGCAAGCGCGGCGCCGGTGCCACCGCTCACGTCCCAGCCGTAGGGCACGCTCGCGGCGGGCAATGAGGTGGCCAGCGCGGCCAGGACCGTTCCGGTGGTGATAGTCAGGTTACCTCCGGTTGCCGGGGTAAGGTCGAACAGGCCGTTATAGAGCGCGTTACGGCCGATCGTCCCCTCGGTCATGGTCGTCAGATCGAAGTTTCCGATGTCCTGCTCGAACCAGATGCGGGAGTTGTTCGCAGGAGCTGAGGGCAACGTGAGCGTGAATGCGCCGGTCGAAAAGTTCAGCGATCCGGAGGTGATACCAGCGCCGGTGATTGCACCGGTCGTGGTATCGACCTTACCGATCGGGGCACCGTCCAGCGACACCAGGGTGGGCGCCGGGCTGTCGGTGAAGCCGACCCGCATCGTCGGAGGCAGTGTCCCGCTGAACGTGGTGGCGCTTCCATTCCCGCGCGCTGCCCACCAGTTATTCCGCGTGGGTCGCTGGTCCACCGTAACAAGGCTCGGATAGTCAGCCAGCATCTTCGCGCGGAACGCTTTGGCCACGCGGTAGGCGGCCAGCTGCGTACCGTGCAGCTGAAGGTTGTCGAGCGTGCCCGGTGCCGCCAGCTGCTGACTGCCGGTGCTGGTGTCGAGATAGGCATTGAAGGTGTCGGCCACACGGACCCAGGGTCGGTTATGCTGCAGACCGGGAATTGCATAATCGACGCCGTTGATCGCTGAGACGAAGTTCGCCGCTGTCGAGTTCATGAACTCGTTGATGATCTTGAGCGCGGTGCTGGTCGCGGACAGGCCTCCGGGCTCAGCGTTGTACGTCGTCCTGGTGCTGGACGGCGGCGTCCCCCCGGCTAGGTAGTTGCCTGGTGAGGTGATGACATACTCGTCCTGTCCAGGGTTGGAAGCGACCTTGCGCATCGGCCGCCACTTGTTCTCCGCATCGAAGAATCCAACGACGCCGACGGCGCTATAGCTCTCGCCATCCGTGAAGTTGGTGGAATAGGTCGTCGACCATGCACCGCCCGAGACGGTGTGTAGCTCCAGCGGGAAATGCGTGCGCCCACGAGGCAGCTCGTTTCCGACGTACCAGACCTTGCCCGCCTGCCCGTAGAGGTCGGCGATAGCCGCGATCGTCTTGAGCGTATTCACCGCGACGACGCCGCCGGCGTTGTAGAAGGTGCCCGTGACCCCGCCGCCGTCGTTCACGCCGACAGAGGGTGAGATGATGTGGCTGCCGGACTGGCTGATATCGCTGGTAAGGCCATCCGAACCCTGCGACCAAATTCCGTCCGGACTCGCGCCTGTGGTGTCGTATGCGGGGTTACCCGTGGTGGCGATATTGAGCGACTGCGCGCGATTAAGGTGGGCAAGCGTGGTGCTTCCGCCGACGGCGTGCTGATAGCCTTCTCGCAGCAGGTATGGGTTGCCGCAGACTGCTTGGATATAGCCTGCCATGTTGACGCCATTGTTCCCGGCGGCGACCGTAACCAGCGATGCAGACGCCGATCGACCGCCGGAATTGGCAGTGCGGCTATCGGCGTTGTAAGTCGCAACGGTGAAGGCGGGCAGTGATGCGCCAGCTAGCAGAGCCGCCTTCGGCGCCGCCCCAAACAGGGCGCGCGAGGCAAGCGACAAGTTCAGTGCATTCAGGCGCATGCGCGGTCTCCGATGGGCAAGGTCACTGGCAGCGGGGTCACCGGGCGGGCTCCGCGTCGTCGGCGTGGTTCGCCGCTATCTTGGCCCACCAGGCTTGCCAGCCGACGAGCTGGGCGGTTTGCCGCTCGCCTGCCGCGAGGAGGGCAAGAACGCCGTCACAGTCGGCGGCGAAAGCAGCTCGGCAGGTGGCGTCGGGATCTTCGGCGCCTGCCGGCGCTCCGCCACCACCTTGAGCGGCTCTGGCCGCTGCAAGCTCCCGCAGGCGCTGAGCAGCGAGAGCGCGAGAAGCGGCAAGCTCAGCCTGCACGCGATCGAGTTTCGCGAGAACATCGGACGATACCTCCTGATTGGCGCGCGCATCGGCGCGCTCGACGGTGATGACGTGGGCTGCATCCCTCGCCGCGGCGTCGGCGCGCGCCTGGCGCGCCTGGTCGACCGCGGTGCCGAGGATCCGGATCTGCGCGAGGGCCGCCTTGGTGGAGAGTGTGACCGGATTCCCGTTCTTGTCGGCCACGTGCGCAGCGCCCGAGGTGACGGTGCGGAACGCCTCCACCTTGTGGGACAGGTCTCCGATCACGGCGAGCGCGATCGCGAGCGCCAGGGCAAGCCCCAGCGCGACATAGCGTTGCAGGTTCATTGCGCTTCCTTTGTGCTGACGGGGTCGCTCGGCGTGCCGGCGGGCTCGATCGGCCGGGCGGACGGCAGCCGCATCAGGCCGATCAGGCCACCGGTCACGGTGCCAAGGCCGAACGCCTCCATCTTGCCGATGATGCTGTTGGACAGCGCGGCGATGATCATGGCGCCGAGCAGCACCACGACGAGCGCGGCGAGCGTCGCCAGATAGGCGATCAGCTGCTCGCGCGGATTCACGCGCCACCTGCGCGGCGCTTGGCGAAGGCGGCGGCCAGCCGGGTGTCGTACCGGTTCTCGCGGTACGCACTGCCATTGTAGCCGCGGGCGAATGTCGCCCAGTCCTGCCGGCGCAGTGCGGCCGCGAGGCCCCTCCCCTCCACGAACCGCAGGAACGCGTCGAGCTGGTCGGCCTCGGTCTGCGATTGCTGCCAGGCGAAGGCCCAGGGCGAGGTTGCGCCGCAGATGGCATAGTTCTCGCCCAGGATCTGGAAGCCGCCATAGCTGGCGCTGGCAAACCCGGCATCGACATCGAGCGCCACCGCGTCGAGCAGCTGCTGCCACCGGCCCGCCTGGCTCGCCGGGTACAGCGCACGGTTCCACGCCCGCGACGAGATCTTCGGATGGCTCGCATCGTACCGGTGGCCGGTCGCGCGGCTGAAGCGGTGCGGCTCGAATAGGATCGTCGGCCGGCCGTCGATGAATGGCGAGGCGCTGCCCTCGACGTCCCAGACAGCCCACACCGCCGCCGGATCGACCTTCAGCCGGTCGGCCGCGTCCTCGATGTCGTGCGCATCCAGGCGATAGTCAGGGCCATCGGTGAGCGCGGTCGCGATTGCCGCGCGGTCGGCGGCACCGAAAGGCGCGCCCTCGGCGCCCGGCTGCTGGCCAAGCGCCACCAGCCGCCGCCGCAGCGTCGTCAGGTCCATGTCGATGTCTCCGGGTTGGAGGGTTAGGCGCCCGACTTCGGCGCCTGCGGGTGCGGCTTCAGCGCCACATATTCGGCCGGCGCGCGGCCCTCGCGCGCAGCCTCGACCAGGGCGACGGCGGAAAGCTCCGCCTGGGTGGTGTTTCGCGCCGTGCCGACGATGCTGTTCGCGATCGCCGCCGCCTCGCTGTCCACGCGCTGCAGGAAGCGATCGGTGAGCAGCTTGACCAGCCGATCCGCGCCGACCGTGCAGAGCGCGGAGAACAGCGCCGCGGCCTCGGCCTCGAAGCCGGCGCGGGTGGCGAGCCAATAGGCGATCAGCGCCACCATCGGCAGCAGCAGCAGGTCAGCGAAGACCAACCGCGCCTTCACCTGCACCCCGCGCTTGATCAGCAGCGCATATTTCGCCGCGAAGCCGAACGTGATCCCGATCAGGATCCAGCCGTATTTCGCCAGCACCGTTTCGAAGACCGGCGACATCGGCATTGCCCCTTTCATGGTGATATTCATGCGCCGGCATCCCCTGCCGGCGGCTGCGCGTCGGTCGGAGCCGTTGGATCCACCCACTGCGCGACGTTGATGCCGAGGCCGGTCATCCCCTGATAGACCGCCTCGATGCCAATGCCGAAAAAGCTGTCATCCTTTGGCCCGTTTGCCCGTAGCTCTGTGAGCTGCTGGTGGATGTCGATGAAAGCCTCGCTTTCCACGATCGGCTTGACCGCGAGATAGAGCTGATGCCGCGCGAGCGCAGCCTGGTAGGCTTTCTGGCGCTCCCAGGTCGCCAGCTGCTCCCGCATCTGGGCGGCTTGTTCGTCGGTGATGATGTCGGCCATGTCGTGCACCTCAGTAGAATTGGACGCCCACCGGCAGACCGGTCACGTCGACGATGAAGAGCTTCAAAGGCAGGAGGTAATCTGGTGGCTGGTTTGGATCGGTCGTCGGGCCGATCATCACATCGTCGTAGCTGACCTGCGCCGAGCGCACCGTCGCGCCACCATTCGCCAGGCAGCCGCCATAGATCTTGCCATCGTTCTGCCAGCGGTACTGGACTTGACCGCCCTCTCCGGGGGTGCCCGGGTCCACGATGATAGGACCGCCGCCATTATCCGCGAGCAAGGGACCTGCGATGCGGTGCGCCGCCCATGCTCCCTGGCACCAGGCGAGCTGCCGCCCCGGCACCGTCACCTCACCATCGTCTCCGGTAGGCAAGTCGAGGATCTGCACGACGCGCATGACGCGTTGGCTCGTGGAGAATACGATCTCCGCGGTCGGACGCCGCACCTCGATGCCGAAATTGGTGGCGGGATAGGTATTGCTTCGCTCGAAAACGAAATAGTTGAACGCCGTGCCGACGGGAGCGTTCGTGCCGAAAATGCGCTCTCCGGACACCCAGGTCCCCGCGAAAGCTGCGGCATATCCGCCCCCTCCCCCGATCGCGACCAGGGCGTCGGTGAACGTCTGTGTGGTCGGGACGCGGAAACTGGTGGGGCACGTGTTGCCGACCTGTTGATTTTCAACAAAGGTCGTGCCGCTGACGCGCAGCACATAGATGAGCAGCTCGCTGGTGATCTGGAGCTTCCCGCTCGGATCATAGGTTTCGAATCCGACCGGCATCAGACCAGGAAATAGCTGATCGTCTGCTTCGGACGATTTATGAGGAAGCTCGACCCGTTGACGGTGACGTACTGAGGCTGCTGGATCGGATAGGTCCAGATCAGGCTATTCCCATCGAACTGCCACCTCGCATCGATCGCCTCCGAATTGAACCCGCCGTCGATCCGGCACCAATCGGGCCGATGGAGGGCGTACTGGGTGATGCGCGGGTCGTAGATGCTGCCCTGGTACGCGGCGCCCGTGTAGTCCGCGCCGATCGTGATCGTGCCGAGGAACTTCACCAGAGGCATCGTCTGATCGAAGGTGACCGTCCCATCGGACAGGGAAAGCATCAAGCCTGAGGGCATTTCACCACCGCCCCAGGCGCACGCACGGGGCACCGTTCGGGTAATAGGTGAAGACCCCGCGCCCACCGATCACGGCACTCCCATCCCCATCGCTGCCGGTGATCGTGACATCGCCGACGATATCCACGCCAGCACCACCATTCGCGTCCGCGTGGAGGGTCATCTGCGCACGATTATTGCCGGCAACGGCGAGCACCTGCCAATATGCCGACGTTCGACCATTCAGGTTGGCGATCGCACTCTCGGTTGTCGTGACGCGAGATCCGAGCGCGCTGCCCTGGGTGCCGTTCAGCTGCGCCTCGACGGTAGTTGTGCGATTCGCCAGCGCTGCATCCTGATTGGCGCGAGCCGTCTCTTCGTTCGCGACCCGGCTCTGCAGGTTGCTGCCCTGCGAGCCTGCAAGCTGCGCCTCGGTGGTGGTGATGCGGTTCGCGAGAGCCGTATCCTGATTGGCCCGCGTCGTCTCCTCGGTGGTGATGCGGCCCAGCGCTTCAGTGGCAGAGATATCGGCCCGCTGGCCGGCAATCTCGGCAGCGGTGGCGGGGCGGATCGACACACGGTCGAACGCGATGGTCTTGGCGCGACGCTCGCCGAAGTAGTCCCAATTCGCCATCGCGAAGAGCTGGACCCGCCTTATCGCACCATTGATGCCCGTTTTATAGAAGGCGCTGAACGTCCGCGTGTAAGCTCCGCCACCGCCGTCTGCACTCTGGTATCCCGAGCTGTCCGGGGTCGCAGCTGCGGAGACTCTACACTCTTCAACCCAGACTCCCGTGTCAGTCAGGAACTGCGCCAGCACGCCGGCACCCTGCCAGTCCGACGCGCGGCCCGTGAACTCAATCACGAAAGCGCCGAAGGCAGCGTTTAGGCCTTGCATGATGCCGCTGTTCTGGTTGGCCGAGGCGTTGAATTGCGCAGCAAAAGGCCGGCCATTCACCCCGCTTGCTCGGACGATTCCCGCGGAGGCATCCCACCACACCCACCCGTCAGGAGGCGCCAACGGATTGCCCCAGACCTTGAATGTGGGGTTCCCGTTCAGCGATGCGCCATCAATTACCGCGATCGCTTCGATCGCGCTTGCCCGGTTCGCCAGCGCTGCATCCTGGCTCGCGCGGGTGGTCTCCTCGGTCGCGATGCGCGCCCGCAGGTTGCTGTCCTGGCTGCCGTTCAGCTGGGCCTCGGTCGTGGACACCCGGGCAGCGATCGCATTGTCCTGATTGGCGCGGGTAGTCTCCTCGGTGACGATCCGGGCGCGCAGGCCGCTATCCTGGCCGCCGCTCAACTGGGCCTCGGTCGTGGAGACCCTGTTGCTCAGCGCGATATCGTCCCGCGCTCGCACCGTCGCCTCGTCGGTGACGGCCGCAGATGCACCATCCGCCGTCGATTTCACCGCTGCGAGCGTGACGTTGATCGCGCCCTCCGCGTCCTTGGCGCGCTGCACCTCGATGGCGAGGTCGTTCCGGGCCGAGGCAACGTCATCGCGCGCGGCCGCTGCCTCGTCTTGCGCGTCGGAGACTGCCGCATCGATCTCCGCCTTGACCGCCGCGAACTGCTGCCGCGCCGGCACCACGTTGCCATTCGCGTCCTTCACCGCGTCGGCAATCTGCTCGGCGGGCACATCTCCAACATTCGTGCCCGGAGGCGCACCCACCGTTGCATTGTCGGCAGGCTTGCCCGGCCCGGTGATATTTTCCCACCTCACGACCTCATCGGACGGAACGTCCGGCGCTGCCTTTGCGAGCCCCTCGATGGTAACCGAGGTCGTGCTGACCTGCGCGCCCAGGGTCGCCGCGAAATTGCGAAAGAAACCGTAGATCGTGAGCGCCTCGAACTCGGCCGCCCCGATCCAAAGCGCCGGCACCGCCCGAAGCGTCGCGATCCGCCGCAGCAAGGCGTCGACCGCGGGCGTCGCAACCTGGCTTTGTGCCTCCATGCGCTTCGCCCAGGCGCGCTCCACCGGCACCGTGTTTCCGAAGTCGTCGGTCTCCTTCGAAGAGAAATCGATGATGGACACGGTCGGGGCGTCCGCGAGCAGGCCAAGGCCTTCCCGCGCACCGATCAGCAGCGTACCGACCGAGACGGCGCCAGCGCTGGCGGTAACCGTCACTGTTACATCGGCGCCCGCCGCGACCGCGAGGTCGAGGAACAGCGCGGTGGTGCTGTCCGGCGGGAGGGTCTGCGTCCGATCGTAGCCGGGAGACTGAACGCGGACGCTGGTCGCGACGACGTCGAGCAGGGCGAGCGAGTCGATGGAGCTGTCCGGGCGCAGCTGGACAGTGATAGAGCCCGCGGCGGTGGTTGCGGTGCCAAGCGCCTGATCGAACATCGCCCAGCGCTTGGCAGGACCGACATCGACCCAGTGCGTGGTATCCGCGCCCGGCAGGTTGCCCTTGTTCCCGCCCGCCGCGCTCTCATAGACCCGGTGCGCGGAGAGATCGAGCACGCGCTCGCCGGCGATATAGGTGCGGTCGGGTGAATAGACCGGATAGTCGTTCTCTGCGACGCTCGACGCGATCAGCACCGCATCGGTGACGGCGAGCGGCCGCACGACCTGAAAGTCGCTCACGCCCTCGAATGCTGGATCCGACACCGGTACCGCGATGTCGGCCGCCGGCAGGCCGTCGATCGAAAGCGAGCAGGTGCTGATCCCCTGCAGGCTGACGATCTGGGAGAAGTCCTTGAAGAAGCCATAGCTGATCAGGCTGGGGATATCCCCCTCCCCGATCCACAGCGCCGCCTGCGCGCGGATGGCGGCCAGCTGTCGCTGGATGCCATCCACCGCCGCGGTATCGACGCGGCACTTGCCCTCGATGCGCTTCGTCCAGCCGCGCTGCACGATCGTGGTGACGCCGAACTGATCGGTATCGCGGCGGCTGAAGTCGGTGAGCCCGACCGTCGGCGCATCGGCGAGCGTGCCCAGGTCGAGCGATGCGCCGGCCACGAGCTTGCCGACGATCGCCGCCGCACCGGCGGCTGGCGTGATCGTGACGGTCGCCGAGCGCGCGGCGCCGGCCGGCAGCGTCAGGAATACCTCGCACGCCGCCGGTGCGCCACGCGTCTCGTCGAAGATGCTGCCGGCCGCCGTGGCGATCTCCACCCGCACGCTCGCGGCCTGCAGGTCAACCAGCCCGATCGCGTCAACGGCATCGGGCAGCGCCAGCGTGACGACGATCGCCGCCGTCGCGCTGGTTGCCGGCCCCGCGGCGGGATCGAACATCGCCCAGCGATTCGTGGGACCAGCGTCGATCCAGAAGCCAGCGCCGGCCGTCGCCGGGTTGTGGCCCTGGTTGCCCGCGATGACGCTCTCGAAAACGCGGTGCAGCCCGGCGACGATCACCCGCGCGCCAAGCGCATAGGTGGCGCCCGTATCCCATGCCGGATAGTCGTTCTCCGGCACCGAAGACGCGGTGAGGCTGATCGGCAGAGGGCGTACGACCTTCATGCCACCGCCTTCGTGCCGATCGCGACGCCGCCGGCGGCGTCCTGCGCAGTGGTGAGCGCCTTTGCGGCCTTGCCGGTGTTGGCGGCGGTCGCCGCGTGCCCGGCATTATTGTCGTTGCGCAACTGCTTCACCTCGTCGGTGAGGGCCGCCAGCTCCGACCGCAGATCGGCGATGGTGGCGGTATTGTCGTTCGAGCCCGCCGTCGCGGTCTGCGCGGTGGCAGCCGCCGCGAGCAGCGCGGTGTTGCTGGTCGCGGTTGCGGCGGTGCCCAGCTTGTTGATCGCGCCATAGGTCACCTCGAGGCTGGCCGCCGTCTGCGCCTGCACCCGCGCCAGCTCCTGGCGGCTGGTCGCCGCATTCGACGCCGCTGCGAGCAGCGCCTGCGAAAGCTGCGGCAGCGACTTGGCTGCGTCCTGATCGCCGCCGCGCGCCGCGATGGTGGCGGCGTTGAACTGGCCCAGCAGGCTGGCGAAGGTGTTGGAGCCGGTGACATCGCCCAGTCCGCGGATCCGCTTCACCTCGTCCATGATGCTGTCACCGACCGAGCTCCATGCCTGGCGTAGCTCGTCCGCCGCCTTGGCCGCTTCCTGCGCGTCCTGAATGGCCCAGACCTGCAGCTGCAGCGCGCGGTTGCTGGCATCGAGCTTGGCGAGATCGAGTTTCCGGATCTCGTCCGTTTTGCCCTGCAATTCGAGGATCTGGCGCTCCAGGTCCTGGCGCTCGCTCAGGATGTCGGCGGCGCTCTTCGCCCCCTGCAGGGACTGCTGAAGGTCCGCGAACGCCGGGGCCAGCTTGAGCAGGGTCGCATAGGTCGCCTGGCCGGCGGCGGTGGTGAGATCCTGCGCCTCCACCAGCTGGCGGAAGGAGGCGAGCGTCGAGGGCACGGCCAGGCCGAGACTGGCGAAGACCTTGCCCATCTGCGCCGTCTTGGCGGCCGCCTGCTCCTCTGAGGTGTAGAAGGCCTGGAAATAGGCGGTCGCCGCGTCGTTCAGCGCTGAGACGCTGTCGAACTGGTCCGCCAGCCCCAGCTTGGCCGCAACGCTCATGCCCTTGGCGCTGGTGCCCAGCAGGTCGAGCGAGGTGCTGACCTGCTCGACGGTCGACGCGACGCGCACCAGCGTCTCGAACGCGCCCTCGCCCACCTTCTGGAACTGCGAGATCAGAGGGAAGGCGGCGGTGGCCATGTTGTCGGCGGCCGCGCCGAACACGGCGTTCAGCTTCTCCTGGATCTGCTCGCCGGTGAGGCCCTTCAGGTCGATCTTGCCGATGTTCACGACGAACCCGTTCAGCTTCGCCTGGATGGCGTCCGTCGATTCCCCGAGCGGCACCGCTGCGGCCTTGATCGCGTCGTTGAAGCTGCGGAGGATCAGCGTGAACTGGTTCGAGAGGTTCGGGTCGAGCGCGCCGTATTCGGTCGAGTAGGACCGGCCGGAGACGATGCCGAGGAACTTCTTCGTGCGGGTGATGTCCGAATAGGCCTGCCCGTTGAAGCCGCCGGCATTGATGCTGCCGATAGTCTGCGGTCCACCATAGATGCCGCTGCCCGTCACGTCCGTGCGGGTGCCGAACAGGCCGCCGAGCAGGCCCCCGATCAACGGAATGGAGCCAAGAATGGAACCGATGAGGTTGGGCTTGAACCCCTGCGCGACGTTCGCGCTGGCGTTGATGTCGCCGCCGCGCACGATCACCGATGCGACGCCGCTGATCTGGCTATCGATCGACTTCAGCGATGCGAGCATCTGGCGCGAATAGACGTTGGTGAGCGTGTCGACGGCCTTGAGCTCGTCGATCGCGCGCTTCACGCTCTCGCTCTTGGCCGAGGCGTCGCCGAGGACCGTGCCGGTGCCGGTGTTGGACGGCGCCTGCTTCGGACCGGACCCGCCGAATGCCCCGCCGATCGCGATGCCGAGCGAGGCGATCACCGCCGCCGTCGCGGCGCCAGCCGCAATGTTGAGAGGGAACGGGAGAGACGCGATCGCCTTCGCCACGGCCTCTACGCCGTGCGCAGCGGCGCGCGCGCCACTCTTCGCGATCGCGCTGACCGTCTCGGCAGCATCCTGCGCCATCGCGCGAACGGACAGAGCGAACTCGACGGCGCGGAAAGCCTTTTCAGCGGCCGCGAGGGTCTGATAGCCGGCGCTGCCCTCAGAGAAGAAGCTCTTCGCTGCGGCTGCCGCATCCCCATAGGCACCGATCTGCAGCGCCGAGGTCTGGATCGCATACTTCTGGTTCTCGCGCGCGATCTGCGCCTCGTTGCCATGCCAGCGCTTCAGCTGCGCATCGTGCTGCGCATCAAGCCTCGCGCGGTCGGCCTGAAAGCCTGCATAGATCGTCGCGAGGTCGCCAATGGCGCGGCCGGCGGCCCCGAAGGCGTCGGCCATGCCTTGCCCGGCACGCTGGACGTTGCGGGCGATCAAATCCCACTTGTCAGCAGCGAACGTCAGCGAATCGTTATAGGCGTCCTGCGCAGAGCGGTTGCGCTCCGTCTGGACTGCGATGTCGCCCTGCAGCTTGACATAGGCAGCAACATCTTCCGGCTTGATGCCCTTCATGGAAGCTGCATCCTGCTGCGCGCGGAACTCGGCGAGCCCGCGCGCCCGCGCTTCGTCCGTTGCGCCAATCAAACGCAGCTCTTCGCGCAGTTCTGCCAGGCGATCCGTGCCGGACTGGACGGCGGCGCTGAACCGGGCACGCCCCTCTGCCTGGGTGAGCCTCTCTCGCGCCGCGCGCTGTTGGTCGAGCGCGAGCCCGACGGCAATCGCGCCAGCCACATCGCCCTGCACCCGCTTTGCTTCGAGCGCAGTCAGCAGTGGCAGGTCGGCGAGCCGATCTCGCACGATCTGGGCTGCCTCGGCAGCCGGTACGGTGCCGGCGGCAACTGCGGCGTTCACCTGCTCCTGCACGTCTGCCTGATCGCGCAGCGCGGCCGTCGTCTTCGCCGCATCCGCCACGCGCTGCGCGATCGCCAGGTCGACCTGGCGCGCGACGAACGCATCGATATCACCGCGCTCCTTGATCGCCTGAGACTCTGCCTTCACCCGCGCCTCCGCGATCAGAGCCGCGCCACCCGACTCTTGGTATGCGGCGGCGAGACCATAGAGGTTGCGGGTCTGCGCCTCGGTTGCAGCTGCCTCGCGCGCCAGCTTCTCCTGAAGGTTCTCCTCCCGGCGCCCGGCAGCAGCGGCAGCGCGATTAGCGGCCGTCTGCTTCTTTTGCGCTTCCTCCGCAGCCTTTACAGCGAGCGTCGCGCCGACAAGCTTCTGCTTGTATTGATCGACAGCTGCGCCGCCGGCTTTGACCGCGGCAGCTCCCTCTGCCTCGACGATTGCAAGCTGGGCCTTCGCTTTTTCGAGGGGCGTAGTGGCGGCCGCTAGGGCAGCTTGGCGCTTCACCGCTTCAACCGAGCTATTTGCGAAGGCCTTGGTGTCGCCCGCCAGCCCGCGCAGCTCCTTATTCAATCGCTCGTTGTCGCGCTGCGCGAGGATCGCCTGCCCGCCGATGGAGCTGACGTCGAGTGCCACCTTCGCCAGAGCCGGGCGGGTTTTCGCCAGCGCGGCGAGCCCTTCCGCGAGCTTGCCGGTGTCGTTCCCCGCGGCCTTGATAACGCGCTGCACGTCCACATCATCCGTGAAGCTGACGCCAGAAGTGGTGGTGCCCGGTGCTGCCTGGGTGGCCCGCAGCGCAGCCTGGCCGGCGCGATCGAACGCCTTGCGCCGGCTGTCTGCGACCTCTTTATCATTGGCGGCGATCTGCGCCTGCCGCGCCAAGATGGCGTTCAGGATCAGGGTTTTGTTCTGCTCCTTCAGGCGGCCGGTAGTGTCGTCGATGAAGTTGCCGATGTCCGACTGGCGATCCTGGAACTTCTTCATGCCAGCTTCGGCGGCCTTGGCGGCCTCCTCGTTGTCGAACATGCCTTTGGTCAACGCGCCGAGGACAAGCAGACCGCCGGTGATGGCCAACCCCCAAGGCCCAATGAGGAAGCGCGCCACGCTTCCGAGCTTGCCCTCCATATAGATCATCTGGCCAGCCGCCTGGCCGCCCTGAATGGCGAGCACGGATAGGACGTTGGTACCCATCGAAATCTGTGTGAAGGCATCCTGCGCCTGAAAACTCAGTCCAGCGAGGGCGGCGCTATTAGAGCCGACCGCGCGTCCGCCGCGCTGATGCGCGTCAGATGCTTCGTCGAGCAACGCGCGTTCGATCCGGAGCTTGGCGGCATAGTCGTCTAGCCCGATCGCGCCGGCGGAAATCAACCGCTTCGCGTTCGCCATCTCGGTATCGAAGCGGTTCTGCGCCGCGAAAGCAGGGTCGATCGACGCCCTGAGGCGGACGGCGGCGGCGGCGAGGTTCTCCGCCTCACGCGCCTCGGCAGCCGTTTCGAGTTGGCTCTGCCGGTACGCGGCCGACTTCTGCTTCGCGACGGCCTCGAAAATGCGATAGCCGTCAGCGGCGCGCTTCACTGCGGCGGCTTCCTGCTCGGCAGCCGCAATCGCCGCGTCCGCCGCCTCGCGCTTTACCCTGGCTGCAAGCTCCGCCTCGGCGCGCGCGTCCTGAGATGCCTTCAGCTCTGCCGCGGATAGCTCAGCCTCCTGTGCGCGGAGGCGCGATGCCAGTTCGCTGAGGCCCTGCTGCTCCGCCGCAAGCGCGGCAGCCCCCACCTTCATCGCGCGGATTTCCTCGCGCGTCTTGCCGAAGGTGGAAGCCTGCCGCTCCAGTTGGCGGGATAGCGATTCCCCGGCCTTCTCGACACGGGCAAGCTCACGGGCCGCATTTTGCGCTTCTTTGGTCGCTGCGCTGCCGAACGTGCGGATGCCCGCAGTCGCGCGGCCAATATCGAGCATTCCCGACGTTGCGCGCTCAATCCTGGCCGCTTCGGCAGCAACCTTGGCCTCGGTGGTGTTCATCTCGCGCTGCAGATGCGCCAGGTCATCGAACGCATTGCCCATGTCGATCGCAAAGCCGACCTCAAGCGCGGGCGAGCCGTCGTCCATGGGCAACCTCCACGATCATCCCTACCGAAGCAGGGCATGGTTGAGTTATCCGAGCACCATCTCCAGCGCGGCGATCTCGGCTTTCTTTTCTGCTTCGGTGACCTGCCAGCGCCAGGGCGGCGGACAGTTCTCGCTCTCGGCGCGCCGCTGCTCAGCCACATATTCGACCGACAGCCGTCGGATCAGGAGCGCCTCCCAAGCCGGGAGATCAATTCCGCGCAGCCGGCACCACGCGTCGATCGTAAGCCAGCTGACCGGCCCAACGCCCATACCCGCCGCCTCGCTGAGCCCTATCTCAAGCAGACGCTCTACGATGTGCGGAAGCGGGTTCGGAGGCATCGGGACCGAGATGCGATCCCGCTTCATTTTCTCGGCGCGAGTCAGTGTGGGCAGCGGCGCGTTCGCCCGCGCCCGTCTGGTCCGCTCGTCCGGCTTGGGCACGGTGTTGAGCCAAGCCATCTGCCGGACGAAAACGGTCAGCTGGCGACTTACTTTCCCGTGAAGTTGCTCCATTCGGTCACGAATTTCGAGACCTGCTTGGCGAAGTGGCCGAGCTTCGGATCTGCGTAGAACGCCTTAAACAGCTCGGCGCCCTGCGCATCGCCCGCCGGCGGATAGGTGAAGTTTTCGAAGCGGACGGTGAGTGCCGCGAGGTCCTCGGCCGTCTGCTGGAGGCGCTCTTCGGCACTGGTCGCGCTGAGTTCGCCGTCATTCGCCTTGAGCCGCTTCACGGCGCGGGCGGACTGCGCGGTCTCGACGGCGGAGAACGCCTTGCTGCCCGGACTGTGCATGATGATCTGGACCGGCTTGGTGCGCTCCGCATCGGCATACAGCGGTTCGCCGGTAGCGCTCTTGAGATGGATGGGGGCGGTATCGGCGACCGCCTGCGTGGTGATATCGAACATGGGATAGCCTTTCGCGGGATTGGTGCGCCAGCCCGTCACGCATCCCGCGATCACGCGGCGAGCTGGCGCATAGAGGTACCGGCGTCGCGGGCGCCGGGCAGGATCAGGAGGCTGCCTTCACAACCTTCGTGCAGATCTCGACGGTCGGGGCGGCCATGACGACAGGATCTGCTCCGTCGATCGTCTCCGACCAGCCGAAAACACGCCCCTGGAAGTAGCGCTTGGCGCCGTTCTGCTTGGTGACACGGAACGAAAAGAGCGCGTTCGTCTCGTCGTCTGCGGCGGTCCGAAAGAGCGTCTGACCGGCGTCCGTATCGTCGACGGCGAACGACGGCTGGAGCGACCCATAGTCGGGGCTGCCCTTGAGCTTCTGCTTCGGCCCCTTGAGGGGCTGAAACTCAGTCTTCGCAAAGGTCGCACCAATGGTGCCGATCTTCTCGCAGTTTCCGCCTTCCGTGTAGGTCAACGCTGCATAGCCTGCGGTGTCCTGGGTGGCGGGGGCGGCGACCGAAATGGCGATCGACGACCCTGCTCCGGTTTCGAGACCCATAATTTTACTCCTTCATGGGCGGTGGGCCGGCGGTGCCGGCGGGCATCGGCCGCGCAACCTCGGCCGACGGGATCAGGCGGCGGTGCCGCCCTTCGCGGGATTGGTGGGCGCCTTGGCATCGCCAGCGGCCGGCTTGTCGCCGATCAGGCCGGCGGCCTTGAAGTTGTCGTATTCGCCGTGGGTGAAGTCGTGTTCCTTGCCGCCGGCATATTCCTTCTCGGTGCCGGCATCCTTGAACGTGGTGGGCACATAGCCCCTCTTCGTTTCGGCCATTGTCGTCTCCTCTGGTGGTAAAGCCGCTCCCTCGGCCTGGACTTTCACCAGGCGACCTCCCGGCGGGTGCCGGGCGCTCTTCGCGCGCATCCTGAGCTACGAGGGGTCCATGGGCGCCGCGGCGCTTGCGGAAGATCAGACCGCGACGTCGTGACTGACGCGGAGGTCCTGGGTTCGTTCGAAAGCGCCGCCGAGGCCAATACCCTCCGGTCCAGCGCCGTCGGTGGTGATCGAAACGGCCGAACCGCCGCCGATGTCGCCCGTCCGGTGTGCGCAGCAGCGAACAACCAGGCGGCGGAGACGGCGCTGATCGCGCAGATTGTCGGCGCGGACGCGCACGGACACCCGCTCGACCGTCCGCACCAGCGCCCCGCGCGTCAGGGGCTTGCGCTCCACCGTGCTGGTGGTGCTGATCAGCACCTGCGGCAGTGGCGCCTGTTCGGGCAGCGCTCCGATCTTGATCCGCTCGGGCGGCACGATCGCGGTGAGGTCCGTGAAATCGCGGAGCAGCGCACCGACGATGTCCGCTCCCTCGACGACGTCCGTCATTGCTCGTCCTCGATGTCCTCGGCGCCCACGATCTTTCCGCCGACGATCCGGCTGTTGATGTAGGCCTGTGCCGCGGCGATCGCGTCGCCGCTGCGCAGGTCCAGCGCTGGGCGGAGGAATGGCGCCTCGCGGGCGCCGGGGTGGTGCACGGTATCGCCGACGAACTGCCCGTTGATCACGAGCGACTCCTCTTTCACCAGCTTGTTGATGCGTCCGATGCTGCGTCCCTGACGCTGATCCTCGGCGACCTTGATGAAGTGCGGTTCGGTGCCCCATTCCTGCCAGACGCCAAGCGAATAGCTCCAACCCTGGCGAACAGTGATCCTGACAACGATCCGGCCATCCCGGTTGGATACCTTCACGACGATGTTATCGCGGACCTCCTCCGACAGCGCGCGGTCGCGCGCGTCGTCCGCAACGACCTTCCCACCAGTTCGGCCAGCGCCTCGCAGCAGTTTTGCCTCGATCTCCTGGGGCAGCTTGCCCATGTAGCGCTGCAGGTAGTCACGCCCGCGGACCGTCACCATCAGGCAGGGTTCCCGGCCGGGCGATAGTCCTCGGCCATGAATTCCAGCCCTTCGTGGAAGCCCAACTCCGCCGGGCCGGAGACGATCTGGAGGATGCGATCCGCCACGTAGGTGGCGCCTTCCTTCCGGAGCAGCACGAAGCGCATGTCGCTGGTGATGTCCCGGCGGTAGCGCATGCGGATGCGCGCAGGACGCGCGGAGATATTGACGCCGTCAGCGACCTTCTCACCGCGGCTCGGAAGCGCATCCTGCACCTCGGCCCACACCGGTAAGCCAACCGCCGCCCAAGTGCCGGAGCCCGCCCCGTCGAGGCTGGTGTCGGCAACTGGGCGCTCGATCTGGATCCGGCGGTTCAGCCGCCCCGGCTGGATCATCGCCATCAGACGCGCGTCGCCCGCGCAGCATGCTCGAGCATGTTCTTGGCGGCGGCGATCGCCTGCTCGTACCCCCCTGTCCGATCGGTCATCATGCCGGCAACGAGAACCTGCATCGCCTCGACATAGAGAAGCGGCACCTTCCCGGCGTCGTAGCCCGCGGTATAGGCGACGGTGACGCCGCCGCCGGGCCGCAGCCGCGGCCAGCACGTGCGCGCGGCGGGCACGATGCGGGTCGGATAGACGCCGAGCGCGGTGCCGAAATCGGTGAAGGTCGCGTCGCCGTCGACGCCGTTGAACGCGATAGCGTCGATCGAGACCACAGGGCGGCGGTAGATCGTTAATGCCTTGCCCCAACCGGAAAACCCGGCCGTCAGCGTCCGCTGCGCGAGGATGCGACCCGTATGCCGCTCGACCCATTCGCGCGCGGCGCGGATCTTCTGCGCGATGAGCGCATCCTCAACGTCGTCGTCGATCCGGCACTGCATGCGCGCCTGCTCGACGGTGAGCGGCTCGACCAGCGGCAGGCTGGGCTGCGGTGCATCGTCGGTGAGCGCCGCATAGGCGGCGACCACCTCTGCGTCGGTGGCGTTGTCGGGTAGCCCAACCAGTGCGCGCATTTCAGAGATGGTCATTCGATCGCCTCGAATCGCGCGGTGTAGAACGGGCCGGCCCCCTCCACGCTGGTCGCCAGGCGCACAGGCTTGCCGTCGAGCATGCCCCCCTTGACGCTCTCCGGCCGCGCCGCGGTTCGGTTGGGCAGGAAGGAGACGCGATTGCCCTGGCGGCCGGCCCAGCCGTCGAACACGCCAGCGATCTCCAGCCGCACCCGGTCGCCATTCTCGATCTTCACAGCTGCCGGACCGTCAAGATCGCCGTGCGCTCATAGCGCTTGGGCGAGGTGGCATCGGTCACGATGCGAACGGACACCGGCAGGAGCACGCCGTCTGCCGCGAACGAGGAGGATTCCCAGAAAGCCTGGTCGACCAGAAACCAGAGCTGGATCTTCTTGCCGGCCGCGTCGATGATGGGCCGGTAGCCGGATGCCGCATCGACACCGATGCCGAGCAGTGCGGCGGTCGAGGAAACCTTGACCGCCTCGATCTTGGCGATGCCTTCATCCTCGTCGAGCAGCTCGGTGAAGTCGATCGCGTATGGTGCGTGGTCGCCGGGATCGAACTGCTGCGCCCATGCAGCCGCGCCGAGGGGCAGCGCCGTGCCGCGGGAGGCGCTCGGTTGCACCACCGTCATGCTGGCGGTGCGATCCGGCGTGGCAATCACCGCGCCCTTCTCCGCCGTGCCACCGCTCGGCGCGGCGAACAGGCCAAGGGCAATGAGCTGTGTCAGCATGGCGAGCCTCCGATCAGCCCGGAATGATCCGGAGCGACGGCGTGAGATCGGACGTCGAGGCCAGCGTTATCGCCGCGCGCGCGACCAGCACGCCGTAGATCGAGGTGCCGGATGCCAGCTTGAAGGGAAGCCCGCCACCGACCGCCTGGGCAATCGAGGCAGTGCCGAGCGCCGACCAATCGGTCAGGTGGATCACGCCGACCAGCTTGTCGAGGTCGGCGGCATTGATCGCGACGGCCGCCTTGTCCGTGAACGTGGATGCTGACGGATTCGCGGAGAAGATCAGGAGATCGAGCGCTGCGGTCTGCGCGCTCTTGGACATCACGCTTGCCGCCTGGATGAGGCCCGAACCGGCCGCCAGGCGCGCGGCGCCGGTGAAGGTGATCAGACTACCGACTACATTGCCGCTGGCATAAGCGGTGGTGCTGACCGTCGGCGTGCTACCGGGCGCAGTCAGCACATCGCCGCCAAGGCGGCCGATGTAGCTCTCGCCCGGCGGGGTCGCGGCTGCGAGCAGCCCCTCGACGCCGTCCAGATAGCCCGCGATCTGGGTCAGGGTGGCGTTGCCGGCCGTCTGCAATCCTTCCAGCCCGTCGACATAGCCGTTCTGCGACGTCAGCAGATCGGCGATCGCCTTCAACCGCCCAAGCATGGTGTTGGCGGCGGGACTGGCGGCTACCAGACCCATCACATCCTGCCCGGCAGCGTCCACGAGCAGGTTCAGGGCGAACAGGATGCCGCCGATATCCTTGAAGGCAAGAACCTTGCCGTCGGCAACGGGGGTGGTGACATTGTCGGCCAAGGGGCCCTCCTATGGTCGTGCAGGGGTTGGGCCGCGCGGTGAGGCGCGGCCCGTGGTCACTTCGCCTTCAGCGTATCCTCGACAGCCTCCTGGCTGGTTTTCGCCGGGTCGTTGAAGTCGATCTGGTTCTGCTCGGCGGTGGTGTTCGCGCGCGGGTCCGCATCGAGCGCCGGGTGAGAGGTATCGAGGTCGACGTCGACGCCAGGAGCGCCAGAGGCGCCGAAGCGGCCGGTGTCGGTGGTCTTCGCGGTCGACGCCGCAGCAGTCGGGTTCTTCGTGGTCATGGGGGCCTCCATGGTTGACCGAAACGGCGCTACGCGGCGCCGCTTCGATCAACCGGGCCAGCCGAAGCCGGCCCGGAGATCGTCAGCGATCAGCTGGCGGCGATCTTCATCGCCTTCATCGCGTCCGGGTTCTGGACGCCGCCGCCGACGCGCTTCGTGGTGTAGAAGCTGACGAACGGCTTGTTGGTGTACGGGTCGCGCAGCATCATCACGCCGCGCCGGTCGATGATCAGGTAGGTCCGGGCCATGTCACCGAACAGCAGTGCGACGTTGCCCGCCGCGGCGTTCGGCATGTCGGGCATGTCGATCACGCCGTAGCCGGCGAGCGTGGACGGCTGGCCAGCGACATAGGTGGGCTGCCACAGGTAATTGCCCTGCCCGTCCTTCAGCTTCCGCATGGCCGCAAGGGACGTGCGGTTGGTGTAGAACTTGGCGCCCTGCGAATAGGCCGCAGGCAGCGAGTAGATCAGGTCGATGATCGCGTCCGAGGTGAACGCAGCCGCGGCGCCGGAGGCGGCGAGCTTGATGTCGCCCCAGGGGTGACGCGCCGCATTGGCGCCGCCGGTCACATAGGTGAGCAAGCCGTAGGGCTTGTTCACGCCGTCGCCGCTGAGAAAGGCGATCGATTCCTGACGCTCGAACTCGGTCTCGACCTCGCCCGCGAGCCAAGCCTCGATATCGATCTCGCTGTCCTCGAGCAGCGTCTGGGACGCGGCCGGGTTGGCGTAGATCTCGCCATTGCCGAAAGTCAGCGCAGTGAACTGCGGCGTGGACGTGGCCGGACGCGCCGCGGTCTCACCGACCCAGCCGCTGCCGACCTGGCGGTCGGTGAACAGCTTGGTGAAGCCGGCGCGCGACGTCACCTGCACCTGGGCATTCTGGCGCATCGGCGAGATCAGCTTCAGGCGCCCCTCGATGGTGCGGTCCCACTCGACCGGCGTGGTAAGGCCGCCATCGGCCTGCGAGCCTTCGGTCATTGCGGCACGGACGCCGCCCGGACGATGAAGCGCCTTCAGATCGTCTTCGTGCTTGCCGCCGCGGAACCATGCGTTGAACCGGTCGGAATACTCCGGGTCCTTCGGCTGATTGCGCCCCGCGCCGTCGAGCGCCGCAGAGGCAATCTTCGCGTTGATGGCATTCAGCGCGCTTTCGAGGTCCGTGACCGTCGCGCTGATCTTCTCGAACTGCTGCGCGTCGAGCGGATCGACCTTGGCTTCGAGCTTGCTCAGGCGCTGGTCGTTGACGTCGCGCATCTCCTTCACCGCCGCGTTGATCTGCTCGATCAAGGCCTTGGGGTCGCTCGCATCCATGCGGACGCGGGCGGTCGCAATCGCGCGCGGTACCGTGATGCTGCCGGCGGCGGCGAGGTCGCCGAGCGTCGGCGCCTTCAGGGTCAGGCTGGGCTTGGGCGCTGCCGCCGCGCGGAACGGATGCGCGAGGACGGTCGCCACCGCCGCAAGGGCGGTGCGGGTGCTGAACTTCATGGGGGCTTCTCCTGGTCTACTTCAGGCTGTTGAGGAGCCCGGCCAGCGGGCCGAGCAGGTCATTGCCGCCAGCGCCAGGCGTGTCGGCGGGCTCGCGGGCAGCGTCCGGCGTGCCCTTGAGTGCTTTGATGCGGGCGCGGGCCTGCGCGCGCGACATGCCGCTGGCAAGCAGCGTCATCTCGAGTGCACGAACCTCGTTCACCTCGCGGTCGGAAGCTTTGGCCTTCTCGTCGACCTTCATCTGGTCAGCCGAGAGGAGAGCATCGGCGAATCCGCGCTCGATCGCGGTGCTGCCCGACATGTAGGTCTCGGCATCCATCCACTTCGCGACGTCGGCGGCCGTCTTGCCGGTCCGCTGGGCGTAGACATCGGCCATGGCCTGGTCGAACGGCGCCAGATAGGCGGCGACTTCGGCCATGTCGTGGCGGTTGCCCGACGCCACGACCCAGCAATTATGAATCATGATGAAGCTGGCGGCGCCGATCTCGACGCGGTCCCCAGCCATGGCGATGATGGAGGCGGCCGAAGCCGCCATGCCCATGACCTTGACCGTCACCTCGGCGGGATGCTCGCGAAGCACGTTGTAGATCGCGAGGCCCTCGAACATGTCGCCGCCGCCGCTGTTGATCTGCACTTCGATTGGGCGATTGCCGATCGCCCGGAGCTGGGCGCCGACCTTCTTCGCGGTCACGCCGCCGCCGGTCCACCAGTCTTCGCCGATCACGTCGAACATAGTGATCGTCGAATCGCCCTGCTCGAGCGCGGCCGGGCGGATACCAGCCGCATCCTCGCCCCAGCGATCGAGCACAGACGCCGGCGAGAAGGCGGACACCTTGCGATCGGCGGGGAGCGGCAGCGCGCCAGGGCGTTCGCGGCCCTGCACGTTGCCGATGATCGCGCGCGGCCGGCCCGGCACCGCGGCAGCGGGCTTCGCGCCCGGCAGGGGCTTGCCGCCCAACGTCTTGATGGCGTCCGGTCGCCCGGGCGGGCGAGGCTGCTCGCTCATTTGGTGGTCCCTTGCGGTTGCGGGGCGGCGATTGGCTGCGGAATTGCGTCGGGCCCGGTCTCGTCGCCTGTCTTTGGGTTGAGATCGAAGGCGCTCCGCACCTCATTGACCGAGCGATAGGCTTGGTTCGGGCCCAGGGCTGCCTTGAAGAACTCGGCCTGATCCTTGAGCGAGCCGCGCAGCAGCGCGCCCTCGTTGAACTTGACGTAGAGCTCTTCGGCATCTTGCTCGGCATCGGTGAAGCACGAGCGCTCGATTGCCTGCTCCCAGGCGATGAACCACGGCATGAGGCAGTAGGTCACGAAGAACAGCCCCAGCTGCTCGATGCCACTGCCCCAGCTGGTCTCGTCGAACATAAGAAGCGGGCGCGGCACGCCGGTGAAGCGTGATACCTCCTCCGCCTGTCGCTTCCGCAGCTCGTCGTATTGGGCATCCCGCGCGCTGGCGATGAACGGCTTGGCCTTCATGCCCTCTTCGAGGATCATCCAGGTTCCGGCGTTGTCGGTGCCCGTATAGTCCTCGGCCATGCTCGCCTTCAGGCGATCGATCGCCTCGTCCCCCAGGCCTTTGTCGGTTTCCAGCGCCCCGCCCGCCATGACGCCGCCGTTCAGCAGCTTGCCGGCCGCCTTCTCGGCATCGGCCGCGATCCCGATGGAATTGCGAGCCATGTCGACGAGGCTGACGCCGGTCAGGCCGTCGCGCGTGATTGGGTGGCGAAAGTGGAAGACGTCGCTCGCCGGAAGGGTCACCGTTCCACCAGTCGGGCGGCGATATTCGAAGGTCAGCACCCAGTCGCTGGAGAGCTTTGGGGTTACGGCGCCGCGCGGCAGCGGCACCAGCTGCACCACCTTCCCCCGCAGGCCCCGGATGATGAGTGCATAGGCGTTGCCATGGCGCAGCGCGAGCTGCTGCATGTGGCTCTTGAACTCGAAAGCCGTCTGATAGGTGTTGGGCCGCTTGTGCAGCACCCGATAGAGCGGGTGATCCTTGGCCTTCTGGATGTGCTCCTGCCCCTGCGCGTCGACCGTGCGACGCATGAGAAAGGTGGGCAGCATGCCGATCGAGGCGGCGATCAGGTTCACCGCGCGGAAGAATGTGCTGTTCCGCAGCGACATCAGCTCGTCGACGTGCGTGCCGCTGGCCGACGGTGCACCGCCGCGAAGAAAGTCGACCAGCTCGGGGCTTTCGAAGGTCATGACCTGGGCTGCGCTGACCGGACCCGTGCGAGCAACCATCACCGGCGCCCGTTGCGCCTCGGACCGGCGATAGCCGGCCGCGCGGCGATAATCGTCGGGCGACATGCCTCCCATACGCCCTCCTTCAGACCCGAATGATGCCGCGGCGCGTGTAGACGGACGGCGGCACCGCCGCCGGATTGCGAGCCATCAGCATGACGGCGTTGAACAGGGCGATCAGCGGGTCGATCTTGGCCTTGCCGGCGACCTGCTTGGTGATCAGCACCGCGTTCCCGCGCTGCTCAGCCTTCGCGTTGCCGACACACCAGTTCATCAGCTCCTGCACGGCGTGGAGCAGCGTGCCGTCCTTGAGCTTGCGCTCCGATCCCCAGACCGCAGCCGACAGGCGGAAGCCCTGCGAGATCGCGAGCAGCTGCTTTTCGGTGAAGCCTCGCCCTATAAGCTCGTCGACGATCGCGGCCACGCCAGCCGGGTCGAGCCCGATCGCGTACTCCTCCGGGAACAGCCCAGCATCCTTTACCTGCTCCAGGATGTTCGCTAGCTCGACCAGATCCTGCGTCGGGTCCTCGCACTTCGTCAGCGATCCCTCGGCGATGAAGTCCTGCAGCCGGCTGACGATATCCTTGCGGCGCTCGAACACGTCGAGCTGGGCCCAGGCATGCGACCAGCTAAGCCAGGCCTTGGTCTGCCGGTGGCGGCCGAGCAACGTCAGGCCGAGCAAGTCGTCGAGACCTCCACCGTCTATGCCGGCCACAGCCACCTCGCAGATGGCGACGAAATGCTCGAGCGAGCCGTCCCAGATCTCCGGCGGCGCCGCCGCCGCCTCCCAATAGAGGGCCCCCGCCCAGGCATCATGCCGAAGGCCGACTCCGATCTCGACGTTGAGGTGCTTCGCATAGAAGACCTGCTTGGTGCCGTCCTCGGCGTTCTCGACCTTCTGAAACTGGCTCTCCAGCCACTTCTGGCTGACCGAACGCCCCAGGTTGGGGTTGGTGATGTAAAAATTGGCGGGGAGCAGGTGCTCCTTCGCCTCGATCATCTCCTCCGGAAACTCGTAGAGCACCGGGAGAAATTCGTTGTCCTGCACCAGGCCGTCGCGCACATCGCGCGCATAGGCCAGCTTGTCCTTGAACACCCCCGCCGGCGGCTCGTCCGACTGTGTCGTCAGGTAGAGCGTGTACCCCTCCGGGCGCGCCACCTGGCCGCCCGTCGCCTCGCGGAACATCGCGTCGGCGGTGGCCTTCTTCCCGAACAGCCAAAGCTCGTCGATCAGCACCCGGCTTGCCTTCTTGCCCGACACCGTCGCGCTGTCGGCAGCAACCACCTTGAGCGTCGATTTGTTGTTCCGGTTCGTGATGGTCCGGATGTGCTCCTGCGGATGCAGAAGCGCGTCGAGCTCGTCGTCTGCCCGGATCATATCCATCGCGGGCTTGAAGCTGTTGCCGGCGACCTCGATCGTCGGCGCCAGGATCAGGTTTTCGTCCGAGGGTCGCCAGCCGCAGATCAACTCGGTGAGCATGATGCCGGCGGCGATCGTCGATTTCGTGTTCTTCTTCGAGACCAGCAGGAAGCCCTCGCGGATCATCTGCTGCCCGGTCTCGGGATCGTATGCGCCGAAGATCGCGGCGACGAAGTCGAGCAGCCACTCGTCCGCGCTCTCGCCGATCGTCCAATAATCGTTGGTTGCCGGGTTGTACCCGAGGTCGACGATCTTGAGCGACGTGAACACCGCCATCTTCGCCTCTGCGGAGGCAGGAAACAGCGGAGAAAACGGGATCAACGACCGGCGCTCTTTGATCCGGCGCTTCCAGTCCGGGCACGCCGTCGACCAGGTGAGCACCCTACTTCACCGCTTTCAGTGTCGGCGGTCCAAGGCCTTGGAAGCGGCTGCCGCTCCCGACCGCGGCGGCCCGCTCCTGCTGCGCGGCCTTCTTCCCTTGCGGCGCCGCAGCCTCGTTTAACGTCTTCAGCGCGAGCGCGAGCGTCTTCATCGTGTTCGCACGGTTGCCCAGGCTCAGCGCCTTCATCATCGCGTCGCGCCGGCTGTCGTCGTCGTCGCCATCCGTGGCAGCGATGATCAGGTCTTCAAGCTCACCGCGGCGGCTGGTGACTGTGTCCAGCTCGTCCAGCATGCGCCCAACGAGCGAGCGGCCATCGTCTGCGATTTGGCCGGGATCGCGGGGCGTCTCCGGGTCCGAGCGGGGCGGCGGAGGCGGCTGGCGGGCAGGTTCGCACCGGTTCGCACTGCGAACCTCGCGAACCCACCCATGCTCTTTCGCACGCTTCCGAATAGCCGTGTCGGAAATCTCGTGTCGGTCAGCTATTTCGCGGATGGAATCTTCACCCGCCAAGTATTCAAGTTCGATCCGCGCCCAGTCGATAGTCGATTTTCGTTGCGCCATCGGCGGCTACCTCCGGCGAAAGTTCGCACCCCCAGCCGCTCCACCGGGATTTTTTCTCCGCGTGGGACGGGAGCGGTCCAGTGCGGCGGCGCCCGGCCAGACTTTTGACCGGGGGGTGGGGTCAGCGACTGCGGCCGCGCTGCTCGGCGCGCTGCTTCGCGCCGTCGTGACAGGGCTTGCAGAGCGTCTGGATGTTACCCTCGTCCCAGAAGAGACGTTCGTCGCCGCGGTGCGCCGTACGATGGTCGGCAACTAGGAGCGAGGTGTTGGGTTCGATGCGCCCGCATCCTGGCCATTGGCAGCGATAGGCATCGCGAGCGAAGATCCGGAGGCGCGTCGCACGCCAGCGAGGCGTCTTGTACCATTGCCGCCAAGGGCTGGCCTGCGTCCGCCCGCGATCGCCGCTCTCGAATGTGGCGAGCCGGGACGGCAGCGAGGCGAGCCTGGGAGGCAGGCCCGCCAATCTTCGTTTGCTCATAGCTTGAAACTTCCGCCCGAGCGCGGTCTGCGCCGGTCAGTCTGGCGGGAGTCGCAAGAGCCGTGCTCCAGATCGAAGGTCCCGATGAGAGTTGACACTTGCTGCTGGAGTGAAGGTTGAATTCCGGGATTAGCCCCGCTTACCCGATCTTTCGCGGACAAATGGCGGAAATCCGTGGGTTTGCAACAGGGGCTAGCGCGCATCGGTGGGAGCGACGTTGTCAAAACGCACGCGTGAAATAGACAGCCCTTTGACAGGATGTGTCAGAGTCGGCGACCGGCGGCTGAACAGCCTCTCAAGGGCCTCTAAGACGCGGAAATGCGTCCTCTTAGGAGTGTCTGAGGGCAATTCTCTCACGCCGCAACAATTTACGCGAGCGCGAAAGTGGGACCTCAACGGGTCCCACTTTGCGTCTTTGCTGTCTGAGGCGCAGAAATCACGGAAATCTGCCACTTTCGGTGATGCCTTCCAACATATGCGGATTCGCTGAAGTGGGACCCCTATCGCACCAGGCTAAGCATCCGAACCGCCCCAACGATCGTGCCGATCATCGCGGCGATCACCAGGGCGCCCATGATGCTGGCCTCAAGCCGACCGAGGACCGAGCGAGCCACGCTAGTTGTGGCCCTGGATGAAGGGCAGAGCGGCCGTGATCGCGGCGGTCGCTTCCGGGATGTAGCTCTGCCACATCGGCTTACCTTCGAAGCGGGTGTTCTCCGGGTTGCCGGCTAATCGGCATAGCGCGCGAGCTGCGGCTTCTATGGCCTTGTCGACGTCCATCGGAATTACTGCCTTCTAACTAAAGCCCAAATTTAACAGTTAGCTTCCCCACGATCTTGTTCGTACGGCACTCACGAAGAACCTCCTTCAACGCAGGAAGCGCATCTCCCAAATCGAATATGGCGTCGAATGAGTCGCCGCGCCCGAAGTTCTCTTTTGCCCTGATCACAAGACGCTTCGACGTTGCTAGCTTGTCGATGAATGGAGCGATCCGGCCACTTCCGGACATTTCGGCAGTGTGGTCATCATGCAACCAATCTTGGGAAACCGGCTCGCTTTCATCGAAGCGATACGTAAGTCCCCACGCGCTTGTAAGAAGGCCAGTGCGCCCGAAATAGTGCCGCTCAGCCATATAGATCACCCTAATGGTGTTCGTGGCTGGAGTGCAGCCAACAGCTATCGCCGAGCCATTGGCTTCCCACGCGGCGACAACTGCTGCCTGGTCGGTTATCGGATCTTTACGTCGCACGACGACCGGTCCTGTCTGGCCGAGGACCATGGCGGTGAGCCCAAGCAACAGCATTATCGTTCCCTCAGATCCGGCGGCCAATGAAAACTACACGCCCGACGACGTTAACCTCTTCGGGATGCGCTTCGTCGGGCGGAACCCGATCATTGTCGGACAGAATGTGAACCGTTTCGCTGCGGATACGAAGTCGCTTGATCATTGCGATGTCTCCGACTGTGAACGCCCATATTGCGTCCTGTTCTCGTACGGTGCGCTGTGAGCGGTCGATGAGCACAATGTCGCCATCCATCATGGTTGGCATCATGGAGTCGCCCCGGCCATGCGCAAAGGTCAGCTGCGAAGGCGGCGTCTTCGTAATTGTCTCAAGCCAGGTCCGGGGGAAATGAAGCACCTGGGTTTCTACCGGCAAATCGGAAAAGGTGCCGCCCAGACCATAGGCGAGGTCAATTTCGTGGACCTCAACCAAATCAAGATCATCGGCACGCGGCGCAGCCGTAGCCGGCGCTGTTGACCGCGCCAATGAAGCCCTCATTTCGTCGTGCAGCTGTCGGCGCGGGCTATCTGCCGCCGGCACGCCAAGGACGATGTAGCTGACGTCGAATCCCTTCAGGCCGATCAGACCCAGATAGCTAAGCGGAATCGGAGAGGACCCACTCTCATAAGCTAACTGTGTGTTTTTGCTGACTGATCCGAGTGCTGCCGCATCTCGCTGGTTCAGCCCAAGGCGCTCCCTCTCCTCGCGCAATCGCTGCGGCGCACCCTCGATCATGCGGCAGGTCCACAATTATGGGTTGGCAGGCCCAATATAATGGGGCATGGTCCAACAAATAGGGACAAAGAGTTGGAAGGTTGACCCATGATGTTGGACCGGACCCATCCGGAGGACGTGAAGGCGGTGCTGAGGAAACGGTACCGGACTGTCGCTGCCTTCATCGAAGCGAAGGGCCTGCCGAAGACGGGCGTGAGCGATCTCTTTCGCGGGCGAACGAGCCGCCGCGTGCGCGAAGCGATCGAAGAGGTTCTCCAGGATGAGGCCGATTCCATGAAGTTGGACGGTAGCGAAAAGCGTCGTCGCCCGCATCGTCTAAATGCTGGCGGGCGTTGAACATGGCCTCGAACAGCTCAGACGCCGCGCGCTGGGAAGCGCTGGATCGCCGCATCGCTCAGCTTGAGCGCCTCCTTGCCACGCAAACTGTCGTGGAAAGCCGTGGCTATGCGATCGCGGTTACCTACTCGCCGCCGGTCTTCCGACTCTGCCGCCAGGACGGCGAACTCCGGTCTCAACGCTATCCGAAGGTTTGGTCGGACTTACCTGTCCGGGAGATGGTCATTCGCCTCCATCGGCAGATGCCTTTGGAGCAAGCGGTAGGGGTCATTTCGGCCGAGTTCGGGCCGGAACGTGCCCCTTCGCGCAGCGCGCTTGGCCGAATCTGGAAGCACCTGGATCAGACGCGGGGTGTCGGAGCATGAACACTGCATCCGCCACCGATCTTTCGGTCCAGACTGTCCAGAACGACATCGTCCCAGCTGCCGACGCTGAAATACTCCCTGCTATTGCCGGCGAGATCCTTCTGGTTCCCGTCTCGGAAATCCGCCGAGGTGAGCGACTGCGGCCAATCGACCCCGTGTGGGCTGAGGCACTCGGCAACATCATGGCGCGCGAAGGCCAGCAGACGCCGATCGAGATCTGCCGCGAGAAAGGCCAGCCTGGGTGGCTCCTGGTAGCAGGCGCGCATCGGCATGCCGGCGCCGAGCTGGCCGGGATCGAGCTAATCGAGGCTCGTGAAGTTTCAGGGTCCCGTGCCCATCGCCGCATGCGCGAGGTCACCGAAAATCTGTGGCGTCGAGATCTCGACCCCATCGACCGCGCCGCGTTCATCGCCGAGCTGGTGATGCTCAAGCGATCTCAGGCCGGCATCAAGGACGTGGAGCACCGCGAGCTTTCGGTCCCGCGCGCCGTGAAAGCGGAAGCAGAGCGGACGTTGGAAACAATTTCCAACGTCTATGGCTGGTCGCGTGAAGTGGGCGCGGAACTGGGCTTCTCGGACCGCACGATCCGGAATGATCTGGCTCTCTATCGCGGGCTCGCCCCATCGGTGATCGCCCTGTTCCGCGAGGCCCGGCATCCGGTGCTGAGAAATGCGGCTCAGCTGCGCCAGCTCACCAAGTTGCCACGGGACGAGCAAGAGCGTGTTGCCAGTCGGATGATCGATCACGGCTATGGCAACGCCGCGAAGTCCGTCTCCGACGCGCTCCAGCTGGTGCGCGGCACCAACCGACCGGTTGGCGATCCGCGCGCGAAGCGGTTCGCGACGATCATCGGCACCCTCTCCCGCATGGATGCTCGCGAGCGGCTGGGCCTGCTCCAGTCCCCGGACTTCCACGCCCTACTGCCGACCGAAGCCCAGAAGCTGCTGGCGCCGATGCGCCGTGGATCAGGAGCAATCGACCAATGAGCAACGCTGAGATCTGCCCGCGCTGCCGCCAGTTCACCCTGGAAGCGGACTTTGGAGGCTGCCCGAACTGCAGCGCGTTCGAATGCACCGGCGCGTACATTCTCCCCGCCGGCTTGCCCACTATGCGGTGTGGCGACTGGCTGTTCCTGGCGATGCTGATCGCGGCCAACGTCGTGCCCTGGAGCGTCCTCGTCTGGGGGATGCTGCAATGACCCCGCGCCAGGTGGAAGTGCTCGACTTCATCCGCGACCGCATCACGTGCGCTGGCTTCGCGCCGACCTATCAGGAGATCGGCGCGCGGTTCGAGACGACGAAGGCCAACGCGCACCGCTACGTCGATCAGCTCGAACGCGCCGGCAAGGTCCGGCGGTTGCCCAACCGCGATCGCGGGATCGAGCTGGCGGGCGACACGGTCGACCTGCTGACCGTCGATACCGAGCTGCTGCGCGCCGAACTGGCCCGGCGCGGCGTGACGCCCGGCGCACTTCTCAGGCCCGCGCACCGTCCGCGCGGCGGCGGGTCGACGCCATGCGCGGCGGTCGGATGCGATGTTCCCGTTCGGCGAGGGCACGCCTTCTGCTGGAACCACTGGACGAAGATCAGTCCCGCAACCCAGCAGCTCCTGCAGCAGACCCATCGCATCGCCTGCATGACCGAAGATCATGACGATGCGCTCCGGTACCAGGAAGCATTCGGGCAGGCCAAGGACGAAGCGGAGACGCGGCGGTGAGCGCGCTGCTGTCGCACCTCGACGCGCTGCTGGCGCGTGACCAAGCGAAGCTGGCGGAGTTCTGCCGCGTCACCGGCTTCCCGATGTCGACCATTCAAAGCATGCGGCTGGCCGATTCGCCGAAGCCGACGACGCTGGCGCGGCTGCGCGGCGCGATCGACGCCTGGAAGAAGGATCGCCAGCGCCGCGATGCCCGCGCCCGCGCTGGCGGCGCGCGCGTGGCGAACCACGACTATTTCCCCGATGCTTGGGAAAAGGCCGCCGCGAGCGCGTCCGACGCCTATGTGAAAGCGCTTGGCGGCCGGCGGTTCGCCGATGCCGGGGCGCTCGGCCTGGTCGTCGATCTCGGCGGCCCGCGCTACGCGGCGTCCCGCGAGCCCTGCCCCCGTTGCGGCGTTCGCGGCGACGTAGGCTGCAGCCACCAGCAGCCGCTGGGTGGTGCGCAGTGATGGCCCGCCAGGTGTCCGAGGCCGAGCGCCTGCGGCAGTGCCGCCTCGTGTTCCAGCGTGCCGTCCAGGACCGCACGTCGATGGAACGTGCCCGGACGAACCTGTCGTTGGACCGCATCCGCGATCGCCAGCAGCGCATCGAAGCGCTGCGCGGGCGGGTGGTCGCCGTCACGGCGCCGGAGACCGAGTTTCTCGACCGCATCGCCGCCGGCCGGCGCGCTGAGCGGTCTGCAACCGAAGCCTATGCGCGCACCTGCGCGCTGCTGGGCGAGCGTGACGAAGGGACCGACGCATGAGCAATCTTCGCGGCGCCCCAACCGATCTGACCCCCGCGCGCGTCGAGCGCCTGGTCGCCTTCCTGGAAGGTGCCGGCCGGCCTGCCCGCGCGCGGGACGGCTCCTATCCGTTTCTTGATCACCGTTCCGTGGCGCAGCTCGCTGCCACGCACCCGATCCCCCTGGACGCCTCTGTCGCCGCCTCGGGTCGCACCACCGGCGACGTCCAACTGCCCCCAGTCGCGGCCGAGGAGGCCGGCCGCGACGCCAACGCAGGAGCAATGGCATGAGCGGTCGCCAATCTAGCATCGTCCTCGCAAATGCGATGATCGAGCGAGAGACGCGCGAGATCGCATCTTTGCGCTGGTGTCGCTCTGTCGCAATGTCTCACTTCGACCAACGAATTGGTGAGTCTGAGAAGCGCAAGCAGTTCGCCCAGCGCTTTCTTTGGAAGATCCCCGCACATGAATGGGTAGAGGCAGTTCGGCTCGGTCGGACCTCATACCTGCTGAAAGTCTACGATCCGTCGTTCGCCGACCAAGTCTACGCTGCTGGGCTCGTGCCGCGCTGCCCGCCCTGGGCGAGCCGGAAATACCGGGATGCGTGCCTACGCGCCATTATGCACGAGCACAACGCGGATGCCGTTCGCGGATCCAGCCCTTGGCAGACGCCGACTCCCTTCGAGTTCATCGCACGCCGCCGCGCAGGCATCCTCGCGGAGGTCGAACAACTGGTCAGCACGGGCATCCCGAAGGGAGCGGCTATCGGTTTGGTCGCGAGCAACCATAAGGTTTCCGGCCGCAGCATCTCCAGTTGGTTCAGCCGTGTTGCCGGTTTGGGGGTCAATGACCGTGCCCAGCAACTGTGTCCGCGATACAAGGGTGGAGGCAAACGAGCGCATGTTGAAAGCGAAGCGCTAGAGGCGCTGCAAGGCTATCTGCGCGGCGCAGGCAACCCGTCCTTCCGCCGTGCCTATCAGTGGCTGCTGGAACGCTACCCAAACCTCCCATCTGAAAAGACGCTTCGGCGCCGGCTGAAGGGTGACAATGGGTAAGCGCCGCCCCTCCGTACCGCCTGGCCAGTTCGCGTTCACCTTCGAGGTGCCGCAGCCGGCGAAGACCGCGTCCGCGCTGGCGGGTCTGGACCGCGAGATCGCGGCCACCGTCGCGGTGATGCTCAAGGAAGACACCCGCTCGCGGTTCGCGCTCGCCGGCGCGGTTTCGGAGCTGCTCGACGACGACGTCTCGAAGGCAATGCTGGATGCCTATGCGTCCGAGGCGCGGGAGAACCACGCCATTTCGTTCGCGCGGCTGCTGGCGCTGACCGCCGTCACCGAACGCCATGACCTGCTCGACCGGCTGACCCGGCGCATCGGCGCCGCACTGCTGGTCGGGGAAGAAATCCTGACGGCCGAACTCGGCCAGATCGACCGACAAATGGAAGAGCTGAAGCGGCGACGCCGTGCCCTCGCTGGCGCCGCGCCCGTGATCTCCACCGGGAGGAACTGAACGTGAAATTGGGTGGGGGAAAAGAGTGGTTCACGGCGGCAGAGCTGGCGGAGCTGGCGCTGCCTGGGCTGTCGCGCGCCAAGCGCAAGGTCCACGAGCGTGCCGTCGAAGAGTGCTGGGCGCTGCGCCAGGCTGACGACGGCACGCCGCTCGCCAGGCCGCGCGTGGGCGCCCGTGGCGGTGGCCTAGAATACCACGTCTCGGTCCTCCCGATCGCGGCTCGGTCGGCGATCATCGCCATGGGCGTTTCGGCGGTAGCGCATACCAGCCCCCAGCCGGAATCGGCCGCCGCCTCGCTATGGCGCTGGTTCGAGGGACAGACGGACGATGTCCGCGCGGAGGCGGCCGAGCGGCTGCGCATCCTGGACGCGGTTTCGCTGCTCGAACAGGCCGGGATGACCGCATCGGCCGCGATCGCCGCGATCGGCAAGCGCGAAGGCAAGTCGCCCTCCACGCTGTGGCAGTGGCGCGAGCTGGTCGCCGGTGTTCCGGCGGCCGATCGGCTGCCCCACCTGGCGCGGCGGCGCGGCGGCGGCGGCAAGGAAGTGGAGGTCGACGAAGGCGCCTGGCAGTTGCTGCTCTCGGACTATCTGCGCCCGTCCAAGCCGAGCTTTTCAAGCTGCTATCAGCGCGTGCTTCGGGACTTTTGCCAACCGCGCGGAATCGCGCTCCCGATCGAGCGGACGCTGCGCCGGAAGTTCGACCGCGAGGTCGACCCGCGCGTCGTTGTGGCGCGGCGCGAGGGGGATGAAGCGCTGCGGCGGATGCTACCGGCGCAGCAGCGCAGCGTCGCCGGCCTCCGCGCCATGGAACTGGTGAACATCGACGGCCATCGCTGGGACGTGTTCGTCGAGTGGCCAGACGGCACGATCGCGCGCCCGATGATGGTGGCCATCCAGGACATTTTCAGCCGCAAGTTCCTGGCATGGTCGATCGGGCGGACCGAGAGCGCAATCGAGACGCGCCTGGCGCTCGCCCATCTGCTGGAGCGGTACGGAATTCCAGACGGCATCCTGCTGGACAACGGCCGTGCTTTCGCGAGCAAATGGATCACTGGCGGCGCCACCTCCCGCTTCCGCTTCAAGATCCGGGACGAGGAGCCGCTGGGCATTCTCACCCAGCTGGGCGTGCAGACGCATTGGGCCAAGCCCTATCGCGGCCAGTCGAAGCCGATCGAGCGCATGTTCCGCGACTTCTGCGACGCGATCGCCAAGCATCCGGCCTTCGAAGGCGCCTACACGGGCAACCGCCCCGACGCGAAGCCGGAGAATTATGGGTCGCGGGCTATCCCGCTCGAACGCTTCAAGGAAGTTGTTGAGGCCGCGTTCGCTGCGCACAACTCGCGACCAGGTCGGCGGACCGAGATGGCGCGCGATACGGGCCGGAGCTTCGACGATGTCTTCGCCGAGAGCTATGCGCTGTCCCCGGTGCGCAAGGCGACCGAGGAACAGCGCCGGCTCGCGCTGCTGACCGCCGACGATCGGCCGACCGATCGCAAGACCGGTGCGATCAACCTGTTCGGCAACCGCTACTGGACCGAGGCGCTCGGCCGCATCGCAGGTGACAAGGTGACCGTGCGGTTCGATCCGGACGATCTGCTGGCGCCGCTTCACGTCTACGATCGCACTGGCCGCTATCTTTGCTCGGCGCCCGTGATCGAAGCGACCGGCTTTCTCGACGTGGCAGCGGCCAAGCGCCGCGCCAAGCTGGAGAAGGATCACCGCCGCGCCGTCAAGGACCAGGAGCGTGCGCTGGACCTGCTCGAAGCCGACCAGGTGGCCGCGCTGCAAGCGGCGACAACGCCCGTCGAGGTGCTGCCATCGCCCGGCGCCATCCGCCCTGTCCGTTCGCGCGGCCAGACGGCGGCAGCTCTCAAGCACACCGCTCAGGCGGTTCCCAGCAACGTCTCAGAGGCCTCTCGCGGGGCAGCGCTCGACCAGATGGTAGCCGGCGCCCGCCGTCTCCGCGTCGTGAAGGGATGAAGGAATTGGCCGCGCGCGAGCTGGAACCTCGCACGCGGCCGGCACGGGGGCAGAAGCCCCACAACACCCAAGGAACGCACCTACCATGAACGACCCTGCAAACATCAAGCTCAGTTTCGAGGACATGCTCGAATGGCTGCGCGCCTACCGTGAGAAGAACGCGCTGAGCTGGACAGCGCTCGCGAAGCGCATGAACAAGCCGTCGGGCAGCGTCTCGTCCTGGGCAACGCCGAGCTTCCAGGGCAACCGCGAGAATGTCGCCAAGGCGATCTTCGCGTTCAAGCAGCTGGTCGAGAGCCAGGAGGCGCGCGCCGAACTGGCCCTCAACGAAGTTTCCTTCATCGAGACGAAGACGGCCGACCGGCTGCTGTTCTTGATGGAATGGGCGCACGGGGGCCGCATGACGGCTGCGGCGCTCGGGCCGGGCACCGGCAAGACGAAGGCCGCGCTCCATTACAAGGCCGCGATGGGCGACAGCGTCTATTATGTCGAGCTGAACAAGACCGACCGCACGCCCAGCGCCATGATCGCCCGCGTGATGCGCGCCATGGGCCTGGCCAGCCCAAATGGCTGGGTCGCCCAGCGGTCCGCCCAGGTCGAGGAGTTCGTTCGCCATCGGCGCGTGCTGCTGATCGTCGATGAGGCCAATCACCTCGATCTCGACTCCATGGAGACGATCCGCGGTTGGCACGACAGCACCGGCCTCGGCGTGTGCTGGCTGGGCAATGAGGAGCTGGTCGAGCGCATCCGGGGCGGCGTGAAACGCCACGCCTATGCGCGTCTCAACAGCCGGATCGCCCATTTCCATATCCAGAACGTGCCGCTCGAAGAGGACATCCGTGCGTTCCTCGATGCGAACAACATCGACGATCCGGACATGATCCGCACGCTGTTGGGCATCGGGCTCTCGCCCGCCCATGGCGGCCTCCGCGAAATCCGCCAGGTGCTCGAAAGCGCGAACATGGCGGCGATCGCGACCGAATCCGTGCTCGACGAACGGCATGTTCGCCAAGCGATCGACAGCCGCACGAGCGATGCACGCCGGAGGGCAGCATGAACGCGCCGGTGAAGGTCCGCTTCGTCGTGCTCCAGGGCGAGCTAGACGAAGTGACGGCCGCGCGCATCCGCGCGGCGATCTCCGAGCCGGATACGACGGTGATCCACGCGGTTCCGACCGTGTCCCAGATCATCGACCGCGTGTCATACGAGACCGGCGTCAGCCGCGAGGCGATGATCGGCCGGACGCACTCCAAAGGTGCAGTGCGCGCCCGCTTCGCCGCCATTTGGCTCGCCTACCGCTGGGCAGGCAAAACGACTGGCCAGATCACGCCGGCGTTCGATGACCGCGATCACGCCACCATCGGATATGCCGTCGCTAAGGCGCAGGCCATGCGGCAGCGCGATCCCTCCTTTCTCGCCTTGTGCGACATGGTCGTCGCGCACTTCACGGGGAGCGTCCTGTGAAGTCGGCGGCGCGCATTTTCGGCAGTGGGCGGTTCTCCGGCGTGGGCTCGATGCCCGGCCGCAAGCCGGCTGCGGCCCAAGTCCGGTCGGCCAGCCCGGCGAAGCGTCGGATGATCGCGATGGTTCACATCGCCAAAAAGGATCTGGCGCTGAGCGACGACGACTATCGCGCCATCCTGCTCGACGTCGCCGGCGTCGCCAGTTGCACCGACTGCACCGAGGGCGACCTGGTCAAGGTGATCGAGCGGTTCAAGGCGCGCGGCTGGAAGCCAGCCCAACCGGCGGGGCGCAGCAAGCCGAAGCCGGCGGACCATAAGACGGCGGTGAAGGCGCGTGCGCTGTGGCTGTCGCTGCACGCCCTCGGCGCCATTGACGATCCGTCCGAGCCGGCGCTTGAGGCGTTCGCCCGCCGCCAGCTGGGCTGCCAGCGATTGCAGTGGGCCAACCAGGGCCTCGCTTATCGCCTGATCGAGGCGCTGAAGGCGATGGCCGAGCGTAACGGCTGGAGCCAGACGCTCGACGGCGTGAAGCCCGAGGCCCGCGTGATCGTGTTGAAGCGCCGCCTGATCGAGGCGCTGATGGGTAAGCTCTGGGACTGCGGCGCATGTCCGCCCGAATGGGACGTGAACCGCGCGGCCCACGAGTTCACCGGCATGGAGATCGAGCTTCTGTTCGCCACGGCGAGCGAGCTGGACATCGTCGCGCGCGAGTTCGGCCGCGTGCTCCGCGCCACCAAGGAAGGGAAACGGTGATGTATCACATGCTTCCGACATTACGGGGCTACCGGCCCCTCTATCATTCCGGCGACCACTGCCCCGGCTGTGGCGGCACGAACTGGATCGTCGGCCGCAGCTCCGCCGAATGCGCGGGCTGCACGACGGCGCTGCCGCTTGCGCCCGCGCCCGGCGTGCCGGCACCGGCCGCCAATCCCCCCGCCTGGGCGACGCGGCCATGATCCCCAAGGCGATGATGGCCCGGCTCCGGAAGTGCCTGGCGCTCGCGAAGAGCGCCAATGAGCACGAGGCTGCGGCCGCGCTGGATGCGGCGCGGAAGATCATGGATGAATACGGCGTCACCTCGGCCGACGTGGAACTGGCGGAGATCGAGGAGGCTGCCGCGCGTGGCTCGCGGACCCAGCGGCCGAGCAAGTGGGAAAGCTTTCTCTGCGCGGCTGTGCGTCGCGCCTTCGGCGTCGAGGTGTTCATCGACGACCAGCTCGATCGCCGATATGTCGGCCGGGGCGCGGCTCCCGAGGTCGCCAGCTATGCCTTCGCCGTGCTGTTTCGGCAGCTACGCAAGGCGCGGGCAGAGTATATCTCCACGGCGCTTCGTCGTTGCCGGCCGGGGCGCAAGCGCGCCCGCGCGGACGTGTTCTGCGAAGGCTACGCGGCAGCTGTCCTGACCAAGATGAAGGCTCTCGTCCCCGATCGCGAGAAAGATCCGCTGATCGAGCAGTACATGGTGACCCATCACTCTGACCTGATCGCCGTGGACGTGCGCGAAGCCAAGGCCAGCGGCCTGCGCGCGGGCAATGATTACTGGAACGGCGTCAGCAGCGGGCGCGCCGCTCAGCTTCATGGCGGCGTCGGCGCGTCGCTGCGTCCGCTGGAACTGGAGGGGAAATGATCCGCGTTTCTGACAATGCGCTTCTGCGCTTCCTGGAGCACGCGGCCGGGCTCGACGTCGAGCAACTGCGCGACGAGCTGCAGGCATCATTCGCGCGCGCCCATGGTGCAGCGATGACATTGGGCGTCACGGACTATGCAATCCGATCGGAGGGCAACGCGTTCATCGTGCGTCGCCAGACGGTCACGACGGTGATCCCCGATGACCGGTTGACCGTCACCGCCCGGTTCCATGCCCTTGCCCCGCTGGCGCGGAGCAACGGATGATCGGAGAACTCTCGAACGACCTGAAGGCACTGCTCGGCGAAGATGGCTTCGTCGCGCTGGCGCAGGCGTTCGGGGGTACCCGGCTCTACGTACCGACCACCATCCCCGCCGACCATGAGATCGTCCAGGCGATCGGTCGAGAAGCCGCCGACCTCCTGTCGCGGCGCTATTCGCCCGCCACGATCCGCGTTCCTCTTGCTCGAAACGAGCGGGCTCGTCATTATCGGGCTCTCGGCCTGAGCAACGCGCAGATCGCGCGGAAACTCGGGATGGTTGAGACAGGTATCGACAAGCTTTTCGCACGCATGGCTGACCCGCCTGCAAAGGGTTCAGCGCAGCTTTCGCTCTTCTAATTTTCCTTCCCGCCCCTGATGGCATTGACTTCTTGCCATCGTCCGATGGCATGCAATCTACCGCCACTTCCGCGCAGTTTCAGGCCTCGGGCGGGGGACGCGTTCCAGTCGAGTTTACCCCGCCTTCACTCACTTCAGGGCAGGCTCGTGGATCTAAACGCACAACAGCTGCAGAAGCGCCTTGGCGTCGGCCAGGACGGTATTATCGGGCGCGACACGCTGACCGCGCTATTCGCACGCGCGGGCGCCGCGCCGGCGGTCGCGGCCGAACTGGGGCTCGCCGCCAATATCCACTTCCGCACCTATGGCATCCTCGATTCCGGTCTCCGCCTGGCGCACTTCATGGCCCAGTGCGCGCACGAATGCGGCGGCTTCCGATATGCCCGCGAGATCTGGGGGCCGACGCCCGCCCAGATCGGCTATGAGGGGCGCGCTGATCTAGGCAACGACCAGAAGGGCGACGGCTTCCGGTATCTGGGGCGCGGCGTCGGCGGCGTCACCGGGCGGGGCAATTACCGCCACTTCGGCCGAAAGCTCGGCATCGACCTGGAAGCGCATCCGGAGTTGCTCGAATACTGGTCCCTCGGCCTGCTGGCCTTCTGTTCCTATTGGGACGAGCAGAGCCTAGCGGTCTGGGCGGACAAGGATGATCTGCTCGCGGTCTCGAACGGCGTGAACCGGGGCAATCCGCGCGCCAGCCGGCCGCCAAACGGCTGGGACGATCGCCAGACCCGCTATGCGGCGATGCGGGCGCTGATCCTGTGAAGGCGCTGAAGGATCTGCTGTACGGAGGTCGCAACGAGTATCTCGACATCGTGCGGGTGCTCGCGCTGCTGGGCGGACTGACGTTCCTCGGTCTGTCGATCGCCGACTATGTGCGTAGCGGCGCCTTTCGCGAGATGGCCTTTGCCGGCGCCTGGGCGACCATGCTGACCGCCACCACCGGCGCGATCTATGCGCGCAACCGGAGCGATCGAAAGCAGCGCGAAGCGGGTGACACCGGGAGTGCGCCGGTATGATCGGCCCCATCGTTCGCCTGCTGGGCACGATCGGTGTCCCGGAGAACTGCCGCCGCATCATCGCGGAGATCGTGCTGACCGGCGTGATCGTCGTGGTGCTGTGGATCGTGCTCGGTGTTTGGCTGTCGCGCCATGACCGGCGCGTCGTCGCTGCCGATCGCTCGGCCGGGGACGTTGCGGTGCTCAACACCACCCTAGCCGCCGATCGTGCGGCCGGCGCCGCCAAGGATCGGCGCGATCGTGACTTCGGCAATGACCAACGGGACCTTCAGGAGAAAGCCGATGCGGCTGCGGACAATGGTGCTAGCCCTCTCGATGTTCTGTTCGCCGAGTTGCACTAGGCAGGCGCCACGCCTGGCCGCAGTCACGCCGGACGCTGCGCGGCTCGCGCCGTGCCCAGATCGCTTCCCAGCTGCGCCCGCCCTCTCGCCGCTGGCGCCGTTCGCGCTTCCGGACGGGCGCCTGGTGGTGTTGCTCGACACGGTGATCGCGCGCGAGACCATGGTCGCCCGCTACATCGTCCAGGCGCGCGGTGCCTGGCACGAGTGCCGGTCGGCCGTCGAATATGTCGGTGACTGGTCCGTCCTAGTGCGCGACGGAGGACCGCCCGATGGAAGATGACGACGCGATCGTCGCGGCGGCCGAGGCGACCTTCGCCCGTCAGACGGACAGCACAATCGCCCGCATCCGGGCAGGCCTGGACGAACCGGGCGATGTCACATGCCACGGATGTGGCGGAGAGATTGGGGCGGCACGGCGCGCGGCACTGCCGTCCGCGACGCGCTGCATCCGTTGCCAGGAAGCGATTGAGCGGAGGGGGAGCCGGTGAAGTTTGAATGGTTGATCACAGGGCTGACCGCCCTGTCGTTGCTGTTGTCGATCGCGAACACGGTGTGGGTCTGGATGAGCAAGGGCGGCGCCGCGCTGGCCGCCAAACAGCAGGCGCAGGACGAGGCAATCGACGAGCATGATCGTCGCATCCTCTCGATCGAGGCCGAGCTGAAGCACCTGCCCAGCAAGGAGGACGTCAACGGCCTGCGCCTGCAACTCAGCGACATGAACGGGAAACTCAAGACGCTCGAATCGGAGCTGAGCAGCGTGACCAGGACCATGCGTCGCATCGAGGATCATCTGTTGGGAGCGAAAGCGTGAACTACGCCGATAGCTATGCGGCCGATGCCCGGCTGTGCATGCTGAAGGAACTGGCGAGCCAGATCGACGGCCGCCTCAATGAAGCCGTGTTGATGCACGTGCTCGATGCGTTCGGTTTCCGCCGCACGCGCGACTGGGTCCGCACGCAGCTGCGCCTGCTCGACGAGCTGGGCGCTGTGCGGATCACCGAGGCCGGGACCGTGATGGTGGCAGCGTTGACCAAGCTGGGCCGCGACCATGTCGATCGCCGCGCGGTGATCGAGGGCGTGACGCGTCCCTCGGACGAGGACTGAGCGGTGCCTGGCGCCGGCGCCGATCGGCGCGAGGGTCGTGGTAGGCTCTCTACCTTGGACATGCTGCCGGAGGCGGCCGAGGAAGACATCGTCTGGGCGCTGGAGGCGCTGCGCCAGCGGAGCCTGCCCCAGAACCTGATCCTCGATCAGTTCAACGCGCGCCTGGCGTCGCGTGGAATCGAGCCGGTCAGCCGTTCGGCGTTCAACCGCTGGTCAATTCGCAAGACGATCCAGTTTCGCCGGCTGGACGAGCTGCGCACCGTCACGAACGACCTGGTCGCGAGCCTCGGCACCGGGGACGCTGACGACGTGACCGTCGCGATCGCCGAGATCCTGAAGGCCAGCATCTATGAGCGGGTCGAAGGCGGCGAGCTGAAGTCGAAAGAAATCCTGGAGCTGTCGCGCTCGCTCAATTCGATCGTCGCGGCACAGAAGACGTCGGCCGGCCATCGCCGCGAGCTGGAAGAACGCGTCAACAGCCAGCTGGAGGCGGCGGCCGAGGAAGTCGGCAAGGCCGAGAAGCAGATGCGCGAGGCAGGCCTTAGCGCCGACTCGATCGCGCAGATCCGGCGCGACGTGCTGGGGTTGCGGACATGACGTCGGACGCAGGCCGGGACGCGCCGTCTCTGCTGAAGCGCGTCGCGAATGTCGTCACCACAGCCGCCGCCGGCGTCGCGCTCGCCGGCGGGACCGTCGAACGGCCGCCGGTCCTCGCCCGCAATCCGGCGGAGCTGCCGGTCGAGCTGCCGCGCGGCGCCGAGATCCCCGCCGACCACGATCCGCTCGCCGACGGCATCCTGATGGATCACCAGAAGGCGTGGCTGGAAGACCAGTCCCCGCTGAAGCTGGGCGAGAAGGGCCGCCGTACCGGGATCACCTATGCCGAGGCGCTGGACGATACGCTGATCGCAGCGGCGTCGCGGTCGGCCGGCGGCGACAACGTCTTCTATATCGGCGACACGAAGGACAAGGGCCGCGAGTTCATCGGCTATGTCGCCCACTTCGCGAAGGTGGTCGCGGGCCAGCTCGGCCAGGTCGAGGAGTTCCTGTTCGAAGACCAGCTCGAAGACGGAAGCTCGCGCCAGATCTCCGCCTATCGCGTCCGGTTCGCCAGCGGCTTCCGCGTCGAGGCGCTTTCGTCACGGCCGGAGAATATCCGCGGCCTCCAGGGCGTCGTCGTGATCGACGAAGCGGCGTTCCACGCGAACGTCCGCGCGGTGCTCGACGCGGTGAACGCGCTGCTGATCTGGGGCGGGCGCATCCGGGTGATCTCCACCCACAATGGCAAGCTCAACCCGTTCAATGAGCTGATCAACGAGGCCAAGGCGGGCAAGGTGCCCTTCAGCCTCCACTTCATCCCGTTCGATGCGGCGGTGAAGAACGGCCTGTTCCGCCGGGTGTGCCTGCTGCGCGGCATGGAATATTCGACCGAGGCTGAGCGGGAATGGGAAGCCAAGATCCGGGGCGCCTATGGCCTGCGCAGGGCGCAGATGGCGCAGGAACTGGATGCGATCCCGGCCGACGCTGAAGGGTCGGCGCTGAGCCAGGTCGTGATCGAGTCCGTCACCAGCCGCGACGTGCCGGTGATCCGCTGGACGCTGGGCAGCGACTTCGCCGAGCTGGGGCCTGAGGCGCGCAAGGCGGTAACCGATCGCTTCCTGGTCGAGCAGGTGAAGCCGGTCCTGGATCGGCTTGACCAGGATCGGCGGCATGATCTCGGCTGGGACTTCGCGCGGTCGGGTGACACCTCCGGGCCGATCATCACCGAATATGGGCAGGACCTGGTCCGGCGGCAGAAGCTGATCGTGGAGCTGCGCAACGTGCCGTTCGAGACCCAGCGGGACGTTGCCTTCTACATCCTCCGGCGGTTGCCCCGGCTGGGCCACGCGGCGTTCGATGCCACGGGCAACGGCGCCTATCTCGCCGAGGTATGCGCGATCGGCTACGCGTCCCCTTCGGGCTTCGTCTCCGGTTTCGGAGCTCGCGTCAGCCAGGTGAAGCTAAGCCAGGAATGGTACCGGCAGAACGCGGTGCCCTATGTCAACGCGTTCGGCGAAAAGACGATCGTCGTCGCGGCCGATGCGGACGTGGTGCTCGATCACCAGGCGCTTCAATATGTCGGTGGCATCATCAAGGTGCCTGACGACTTCCGCTTCAAGGGTGGCGACGGGTTCCCCCGTCACGGCGACACGGCGATCGGCGGCATGCTGGCCTGGTACGCCTCGCGCCAGGCAGCGGTCGCCTACGGCTACGAGGCCGTGCCGGCCCCTGGCCGCGATGACGGCGATGACGACGAGCAGAACTCCAACTGGTGGCGCTCGCCGATGGGCATGCGGCTGCGCGGGGCGATCTGATGGCAGGAGCCTCCAAACGCGTCTTCGAATTTGAGGCCCTAGGAGGCCCGTGGGGGCGCTTGACGCACCTCGATGCGCAGAATGGGGTCGGCGCCCCTCTCAGTGGCCTCTCAGGCCTCTTAATCGACAATTTCATCGTGAGGGATCGGACGGCATGACGGGTTTGGTGGATCTGCACGGCCGGCCGCTTCGCCGCGAGGTGCTGACGCGCGAGGTTGCCGGGCCGACGCTTGCTGGCGTCCGTTCACCCTATGGCGGCTATCCGGGCGACGGCCTGACACCCGTTCGTCTGGCGAATATCCTGCGGGAAGCGGACCAGGGCGATCCGATGCGCTACTTCGAACTGGCCGAGCAGATCGAGGAACGCGACCTGCACTATCTGGGTGTGCTCGGAACGCGCAAGCGATCCGTGGCTCAGCTCGACATCACCGTTGAGGCGGCGAGCGACGACGCGCACGACGTCCAGATCGCCGATATGGTGCGCGACTGGCTGACGCGGGACGAGCTGGCGGACGAACTGTTCGACATGCTCGACGCGATCGGCAAGGGCATGAGCTTCACAGAGATCATTTGGGACACGAGCGAAGGCCAGTGGCGACCGGATCGCCTGGAGTGGCGTGATCCCCGGTTCTTCACGTTCGCCCAGGCGGACGGCCGCACGCCGATGCTTCGGGGCGGGATCGATGGCAACGGCCCCGATGAACCGTTGGATCCGTTCAAGTTCATCCACCTTTCGATCAAAGCAAAGAGCGGTCTTCCCGCGCGGTCCGGGATCGCGCGTGTCGCGGCGTGGGCATGGATGTTCAAGGCCTTCACCCAGCGCGACTGGGCGATCTTCGCGCAGACGTTCGGCCAGCCTGTCCGCGTGGGCAAGTTCCACCCGGGCGCCACGCGAGAGGACAAGGCCACGCTCTTCCGTGCCGTCGCCAACATCGCCGGCGATTGCGCTGCCATCATTCCCGAGGGGATGATGATCGAGTTCATCGAGAGCGCGAACGTCGGCGCGGGTTCCGACTTGTACGAGCGTCGCGCCGACTGGCTCGATCGGCAGATCTCGAAGGCGGTCCTCGGGCAGACCAACACCACCGACGCGCAGGCTGGCGGTCTGGGTTCGGGCCAGGCGAAGGTCCACAAGTCGGTTGCGGAGGATATCGAGAAAGCCGACGCGAAGGCGACGGCCAGCGCGCTCAATCGCTGCCTCATCCGACCTTGGGTCGATCTCGAACATGGCCGGCAGCCCCGCTATCCCAAGGTCAAGATTGAGCGCGCGGAGCCTGAGGACCTGGAGCGCCTGGCGCGCGTGCTGAAGGATGTGGTGCCACTGGGCGTTCGGATCGAGGAAGCCCAGGTCCGCGACAAGCTGGGTTTCGCCGAGCCGGCGGAGGGCGCCCGCATCCTCACCAGCGCGGCGACTGCCATGGCACCGGCGCCCGCGCTGCCGCCGCAGCTCGCGTTGCAGGGCGTGCGGGCGCGTGCCGATCAGGTGCCGTTCCCCGGTGATGCGATCGGGGATAAGCTGGTCGAGGATACTTCGGCCGACATGGGTGGCCTGCTAGGCACGATCGAGGCGATGCTGGAAGCGGCCAGTACGCTAGACGAGCTGAAGGCGATGCTGCTGGCCGCGTTTCCCGACCTCGACACGTCGAAGATCGCTGTGACCCTCGCTCAGGGCATGATGGCCGCCCACGCGGCCGGGCGGTCGGACCTGGAGGCGGAAAGTGCCTGAGGGGCATCCAAGCAGCCTCTCAGGTGCCTTTCGGAAGCCCTTCAGCCAACAGATCGCGTTCTTCCGGCGCAAGCTGGGCAACCAGGTCCCGACACGGCGCTGGGATGACCTGAAGCACGAGGCGCATGACCATGCCTTCATGGTCGCGGGTGCCATGAAGGCCGACCTCCTTTCCGACCTGGCGGCGGCAGTCGACCGCGCGATCGCCGAGGGAAAGAGCCTGGGCGCATTTCGCGACGACTTCCGGTCGATCGTCGAGCGGAACGGCTGGCATGGCTGGACGGGTGAAGACACAGCCGCCGGCCGCGCCTGGCGTACGCGGACGATCTACCGCACCAATGCGGCAACCAGCTATGCGGCCGGCCGGCACGCCCAGCTGACCGAGGGCGACTTTGCCTTCTGGGTGTACCGGCACGGCAACGCCAAGGAACCGCGGATCATCCACCTCTCGTGGGACGGCCTGGTCCTGCCGCCTTCCCATGCGTTCTGGATCCAGCATTACCCGCCCTCGGGCTGGGGATGCACCTGCTACGTCACCGGCGCGCGTAGCGAGCGCGCAGCGGTCCGCCTCGGCGGCGATCCCGCCAAGAGGCTGCCGGCGGGCTGGGACCGCACCGATCCAAAGACGGGCGCGCAAGTCGGCGTCTCCAAGGGCTGGGGGTACGCCCCAGGCGCAACCGCCTCGCCGACTGTGCAAGCCATGGCCTCCAAGATCGGCAGCTGGGACTATCGCATCGCGAAGGGGTTCATGGACGCGGTACCGGAGGCGCAGCGCGACGCCTTGGCGGACTCCTATCGATCGCTACCGAGCGTGGCGGATGATCTGCGCCGATATGCGCAGCGGAGCTGGGCGGGCAAGCCCATCGAACCAGGCCGGACGCTGGGGTTGCTTACCAGCGACCAGGTCGACGCGATCGCGCGGGAGAAGCTCGACGCCGCCGGCTTCGATCTATCCCTGTCGCCCTCGGAGCTGGAGCATATTCGCGCGCAGCACGGCGACGCTGCCGTCGAGACCCGGCGCGGGCAGCGCGCGGTGACGCCGGCCGACTTCGCCATGCTGCCGCGCGTGGCCGACGCGACGCCGCGCTATGTGGGCCAATCCGATCGGCACAAGGTGCCGGTGTTCGAGCTGGCGACGTCGATCGATGGCGAGGAGTTCGTAACCCGGTGGGAGTTCTGGCGCCGGCGCCGGACGCTGACGCTGCTGAGCTTCTCGATCCGCACGGGGAAGAGGGGCTGACCGCCTCCCCAAACGTCCAGAACGACACCGGGTATCTGCCGGCGGGTGGATGCGGCCAGTACAAGGAAAGATAGCAGTGCTTCGGATCATCTTCAACGGAACCCCCATCGTCGAGGCACTGCGATCCGCTCAGGAGGGGCTTGCTGACCTTACCCCCCTTCACCGGGACGTGGGCGAGTACATGATCGAGGCGACCAAGGGGCGCTTTCGCGCTGGTATTGCACCGGACGGCACCGCCTGGGCGGCGAAGCGCCCGTCCACGATCGAGCGGTATCGCCGCCTGGGTGAAGGGAACCTGACGAAGCCGTTGACCGGTCCGTCGCGGCGCCTCTCCAACGAGATTGTCATGTCCGCCGATCGGGCCGCCGTCGAGATCGGCTCCAATCTCGAATATTCCGGCGTCATGCAGGAAGGTGCGGCGAAGGGGCAGTTCGGCGCAGACCGTCATGGTCGGCCTATCCCTTGGGGCAACATCCCTGCACGTGTCTGGCTGGGGATCTCCGACGTGGACGAGCGCAACATCCTCGACATCGTCGACGAACACCTGGAGACGATCGTAAAGGGATAACGCCGGTCCTTCTGGGATCGACTTCCGATCTCGGCACGTTTGATTTCCCGCGCTGGCAATGGCAACATCCGCGCGCCCCCGACATCTTCCGACCTCCATTGCCCGCCTTCGCGGGCATGTTTGCGCACGTGTGCAGCGGGCATCACGGTCGGCATGAACAAGCCCCGCCTCGCCCTCTGTTCCGCGTCGCCCATCGCGCTCGAAGCCGATGGGGCGCCCGAATGGATTCAGTTGCTGCCGGCCGGCGAGATCCGCACCCATGACGGGCGCGGTCCGTATCGGGTTACCGATCCCGCTGCCCTGATGTCGGCATCGCTCCCGGCTGGCGAGAAGCTGGTCCTGGACGAAAACCATGCGACCGATCTGCTGGCCCCGAAGGGTGGGTCTGCCCCGGCACGGGGCTGGATCGTCGAGCTGCAGGCGCGCGAGGGCGGGATCTGGGGCCGGGTCGAATGGACCGGCGAGGGCCGCAAGCTGATCGAGGACAAGGCCTATCGCGGTGTTTCGCCGGCGATCCTCCACGCCCGCAACGGCGTGGTCGACCGCATCCTGCGCGCCAGCCTCATCAACACCCCGAACCTCGTCGGGATGGCTTCACTTCACTCGGAAGGACAGACGGACATGGACTGGAAGGTAATGCTGATCGAGCTTTTGGGGCTCGACGGCAATGCCAGCGATGCGGACATCGCCGCAGCGCTGAAGGCCCGCATGGGCGATGGCAATACCGAAACCGCCTTGCAGTCGGCGCTTGCGCCGATCGCGCTGGCGGTCGGCCTCGCCGAGACGGCAACGCCGGCGGCGGTGCTCGCTGGCGTCAAGGCGCGCGCCGGCCGTGACGAAAGCTCCACGATCCTCGCTCTCCAGGGCGAACTGGCGACCGTTGCGAGCCAGCTCAACGAGCTGCGCGAGGCCGGAACCCGTGCGGCGGCGGAGAGCTTTGTCGACGGCGCCATCCGCGCCGGTCATGTCGGCGTGAAGCCGATGCGGGATCGCTATGTGTCGCTGCACATGGCGGACCCGGCCGGAACAGAGGCGCTGATCGGCGCACTCCCCGTGCTGCACGGCACGCGCCTGAGCGATGCGCCGAAGCCGCGTGAAGACGGCGCCCTCGGCGAAGCCGACCAGGCCGTCATCGCGCTGATGGGCCTCGATCCCGAAGCCTACAAAAAGACGCTCGCTGCTCAGGCGGGCCGGACGGAGGTGCTCTGATGGTAGCCCTGATCTCCGATCGCAACACGCCGCGCCAGCAGGGCACCCTGCTGGAGGTTCCGGTGAAGGGCGCAACCACGATCTTCGCCGGCGCGCTGGTGTGCCTCAACGGCACCGTGGCGGTGCCCGGCGCGGTTTCGACGACCCTTATCGCGCTCGGCCGCGCCGAGGAGCAGAAGATCAACACCGGCGCCGATGGCGCGGTCACGGTCCGGGTCCGTCGCGGCGTGTTCCGCTACGCGAACAGCGCCTCGGCCGATGCGATCAGCTGGGCCGACTACGGCAAGCAGGTCTTCGTCGTGGACGATCAGACGGTCGCCAAGACCAACGGCACCAACACCCGCAGCGTTGCCGGCATCTGCCGGGGCGTGGACGCCCAGGGCGTCTGGGTCGAGTTCTAAGGGGACAGTTCAATGATCATCAATGCAGCGAACCTGGCGGCCGTCCGCACCGGTTTCTCGACCGCCTACAAGCAGGGCCTGACGCAGGCGAAAAGCCAGTACGGCGCGATCACCACCACCGTGCCGAGTTCCACCAAGGAGCAGAAGTACGGCTGGCTCGGCAAGATCCCGAAGGTCCGCGAGTGGCTCGGTCCGCGCGCGATCCAGAACCTTTCGCAGGGCGACTATGCGATCAAGGAAAAGCGCTGGGAACTCACCATCGCCGTCGATCGCGACGACATCGAGACCGACAATATCGGCGTCTACGCGCCGATGTTCGAGGAAATGGGGCTCTCCGCCGGCGGCACCTGGGACGAGCTGGCGTTCGGCCTGCTCAAGCAGGGCTTCACGACGAACTGCTATGACGGGCAGTTCTATTTCGACATCGACCATCCCGTGATCGATGCCGATGGCAGCACGGTCCTGTCGATCGCCAATACGGACGGCGGCACCGGCACGCCCTGGTTCCTGATCGACGCGAGCCGCGCGCTGAAGCCGATCATCCTGCAGAAGCGCAAGGACTTCAAATTCGTCACGAAGGATGACGAGAAGGACGACAACGTCTTCGACAATAACGAGTTCATCTACGGTGCCGATGCGCGGGCCAATGTCGGGTTCGGCTTCTGGCAGTTCGCCTGGGGCTCGAAGCAGCCGCTGACCCCGGCCAACTATGAAATCGCTCGCGCCGCACTGATGGGCATGAAGGGCGATCATGGCAAGCCGCTCGGCATCGTGCCGAACCTGCTGGTCGTTCCGCCGACCCTGGAAAGCGCCGGCAAGAAGATCCTCGCGTCCGCGCTGGTGAACGGTGGCGAGTCCAACCCCTGGGCGGGTTCGGCGGAGCTGCTCGTCACTCCGTGGCTGGCCTGACGGAGGATCGGACGATGGCCGCATCGAGAAGGGCAACGCAGGTCGCGGGTGAGACTCCCGCGACCGATCCTTCGGCGAGCGACGACGCGCGCGCCGAAACCGGCTTCCTGGTGGTCGTCGGTCCCGCAAAGGGTCGCCGCCGGGCGGGTCGACCGTTCGGTCCTACTCCCGAGCGGATCGCAATCGCCGACCTCAGCGAAGACGAGATCCTGGCGATCGAGGCCGATCCAGAACTCGCCTGCCATCGCGAGGAAGGCGACGCCTGACCATGCCGTACATCACCCAGCAGCAACTGGTGGATCGGTTCGGCGCACGGCTGCTGCTGCAGCTGACCGACCGCGCCACACCGCCGACCGGTCAGATCGATGCGACGATCATCGCGGGTGCTATCCGCGATGCCGGCGCCGTAATCGATGGGTACCTGGCCGGCCGGTACCAGTTGCCGCTCTCCGATGTGCCGGACCTGGTCCGCGACCTGGCGCTGGCGATCGCGATCTACAAGCTGCACCCGTTCGCGCCCGATCCGAAGATCGAGAAGGATTTTGACGGTGCGCAGCGGGCACTGCGCGACATCGCGGACGGCAAGCTGCGGTTGAGCGTCGTGGGCATCGAGCCCGGCAGCGCCGGCACGAGCGGCGTCCAGTTCGTCGACCGCGCGCGCGAGCTGACGCCGGACAATCTACGGGGGTTCATTTGAGCGAGGCTGTGAAAGCGCGGATTGCTGCCGCGTGCCCTGCGCTGGCGGGCCGCATCGGCACCACCACGCAACTCTCCGACGCGATGGCGCGCAATGCGCTGCCGCAGTTCACGCCGGCGGCGTTCCTGCTGACGCTCGGGCTGCGCGGCGGCGCGGCCGACGCGGCAACGGGCCTGTATCGCCAGAGCGTCGACCGGTTCCTCGGCGTCGTCCTGGTCGTTCGCTCGGCCGCCGACCCGCTGGGCGAAGCCGTCGAGGATGAACTGGAGCGGCTGATCGAGGGCGTGATCGGCGCGGTCGCAGGCTGGGGGCCGGCCGACGTGCCCGGTGTCTATCGGCTCGCGCGGGGCGAGCTGGTGAGCCTGGCCGGCGGTGCCGCGACCTATCAGCTCGATTTTGTCCTGGATGACCAATTGAGGATCGCACGATGAAGAAGGTTGTGAGCACCGCCGAAGGCGTTGCTGAGGCGTCCACCCCGGCTGAGCGGCCGGTGGACGATACGCCGCCGGCGGCAGCGGAGCCCCAGGCCGAGCCCGACACACCGGCACCGGCCGCGACCACCCCGAGTGAGGGCGGCCGATACCTGCGCGATCCCGCGACGGGTGAACTCACCAAAGTGGAGGACTGACCATGCCGATCTTCTGGAAGTCGAAGACGATCCTGGTCAAAAAGGAAACGACCTACGGCACCGATGCGGCGCCGGTCGCCGCGAACGCGGTGCTGCTGACCGACGTGTCGTTCCAGCCGATGGAGGGCGACGACGTCTCCCGCAACATCGAGCTGCCGTACATGGGCGCCCAGGACACGATTGCGGCCGGCCTGCGCGCCGTGCTGACCGGGACCTTCGAGCTGGTCGGTTCGGGCACGGCTGGCACGGCGCCAGGCTGGTCGATGCTGATGCGAATGCTTGGCGTCGCCGAGGTGATCGTGGCCACCACGAGCGTCACCTATTCGCCGGTCAGCGCCAACCACGAGTCCGGCTCGATCTATTTCTTCGTCGGCCCCACGCGCTACGTGATGACGGGCTGCCGGGGCACCGGCGAACTGACCGTGACGGCGCAGGGCGTCCCCGGCGTGCGGGTGACCCTGACGGGTCTTTTCACCATCCCGAGCGATCAGGCCGCCCCAGCCATTGACCTGAGCAGCTTCCAGGAGCCGCAGGTTGCGAGCAAGACGAACACGCCTACGTTCACGATCGGAGGCGTCTCGTTCGTGCTGCGGCAGTTCGGCCTGAACCTGGGCAATGATGTGCAGCCGCGCATGCTGGTCGGTCGCGAGGAAATCGCCATCGTCGACCGTAGCGAGACCGCGTCGGTGACGGTCGAGGCCGTGCCGATGGCGACGTACAACCCCTATCAGATGTCGATCTCGCCGAAGCCCCGCCAGGCGATCGCGCTTTCGCATGGAACCGTCGCCGGCCGCCGCGTGGCGATCTCGCTGCCGCGTGCCGTCCAGCAGCGACCCAGCGGGCTCGATAATCAGCAGGGCGTGGTCGAATGGCCGCTGACCTTCGTGCCGCTGCCCAGCGCGGCGGGCAACGACCAGTGGTCGATCTCCCTCACCTAAAGTTTCGCAGAGAAAGGTTCAGCAGCATGTTCGTCGTCACCAACGAACCCACCTTCACCCACACCGTCACCGCGATGACGCCGATCGACGGCGGGCACGAGAAGCAGTCCTTCAAGGTCACCTATCGCATCGTCGATGGCGAGGAGTTCGAGACCTTCGATCTCGATACGGTGACAGGCTCGACAGACTTCCTGCGCCGCATCGTCGCCAGCCTCGACGACCTGGTCGACGATAAGCAGCAGCCGGTGCTCTATTCGGACAAGGTCCGGGACCAGGTAATCCGCCTGCCCTGGGCGCGGCGAGCAATTACGCGCGGTTATTTCGACGCCGTCAACATGGCGGCGGAGGGAAACTGAAGGAAGCCGCGCGGACCTGGGCGACGGGTGGCGCGGCGGACTATAGCGAGGCTGCCGCCGACGCGCGGCGAGACGGCCTCGAAGAACTGGCGTTGCGCATCGAGGGCGCCGCGCAGGCGGGAGGCAAGTTCGAGGTGTGGCGGCGGAATTGGGACATCGCCTTGGCGTTCTTCTCCGTCTCCACCCAATGGCGCGCGATCGCACGCGGCCTTGACGGCACGATCTACTGGATGGGGCTCGACTATTCGGCCGCGCGCGCAGGTCTCGATGGATCGGGGATCACGGTCACACCCCGCCTTTGGGCGGGCATTCAGATCATGGAGCGCGCTGCTCGTGACGCGCTGAACGGCGTGAAGGGGTAACCAGGCCATGACATTGCGGACCGGCCTGATCATCACCGGTGACACCGAGGGCGCTCAGAAGGCGCTGAGCGACCTTACAAGCGACCTCAACAAGACCTCGGGCGCGGCGAAGGATCTCGGCGCGGCTGAGGCTGTCGCCGAAACCGCGACCGAGGCTCTCGGCAACGAACTGCGCAAGACCAGCTCCGCAGCCGATACCGTGGCTGCGGAGCTGGAGCGCGCAGGCCTCACCGTCCAGCAGCTCACCGGGACGGTCTCGGGCCTGAGCCGCGAGTCGCAACAGCTCACGATCGCAGAGAAGAAGCTGGAAGCCGCGGCGATCGCCTGGGCGCAGGCGCAGGAACGCGCCGCCCAGGCCACGACCGCCAGCGCCAGCGAACAGCAGGCGGCCGCGCGCGCGCTCGCATCGGCCGAAGGGAGTCTGGCAGCCGCCAAGCTTGGCGTCGTCGAGGCGCAGCAGCGGGTCGAGCGCGCCGGCGGCACCAATGTCCGCAGCATGGGCGAACAGGCGCTGGGCGCGCGCATGCTGGGCCAGCAGTTCCAGGACATGGGCTTGATGATCTCGATGTCCGGTTTCACGGCCGAAAGCGTGCTGCGCGCCTTTTCCGTGCAGGCAGGGCAGACTGCGCTCGCCGTCGAACAGATGGGTGTCGGTGGCGCTATCGGTAAGACGGCGCAGTTCCTCGGCTCGCCCTGGGGTGCCGTAATCCTCAGCGCTACGATGATCCTCGGGCCGTTCGTCACCAAGCTGCTCGACACGAAGAACGAGGCTGCTGAGCTACAGGACAACCTGGAGAAGGCTGCGAAGGCGGCGGATGCCTTCGGCAACGCCCAGTCCCTGCTCGGCAAGGTCATCGATCTCAACACCGGCAAGTTCAAAAGCCACAATGCCGAGCTGCGGGAGACGATCCGCCTGCAGGCCGAGGCTATGCTGCTGAAGGGGCAGCAGGATGAGAAGGCAGCCAGGGATAGGATCGGCGGCCTCGGCAAGCCTGGCCTGCTTACCACGATCGGCGGCTACCTCGCCGATAATCCCGGCGCCAGCTATGGCGGCGGCTCCGGCAGCACGCGCCAGCAGGCCGCGATCTCGCAGGAGACCGCGCCGCTTCGTGCGCTTCGGGATGAAGTTCTCACCGGCAAGATGGATGCCACGGCAATCCGTCAGCGTGTCGACAGCATGGCTCAGGCGGGCAAGCTGGCCGGCTACACGACCGAGCAGATCATCGCGTTGAAGCAAGAATTGTTCACGCTTCCCCAAGCGCTGAACGACCAGGCTGCGGCGCGGATGGCGCGGGACGCTGTCGACGGCAAAGGGGTTGCCGATCCGCTGAAGCCGTACAAAACGACGAAGCCGAAGAAGCCGAAGTCCACGGCATCGCTCGACGAGTTCGGCCGCGATACCGCCGATCGCATCGCCTCGATCACGGAAGCGTTCAGCCAGACGCCGCCGGCGGTGCAGCAAGCAGACAAGGCCGTCCGCCAGCTCGATGACCTGATCGACGATCTCAGCCGGAAAAAGCCGCCGAACTTCGAGGCCCTGATTGTCAGTGCCAAGGATGCAAAGCAGACCGTGGAGACGGGCCTGCTGCGTTCGATCGAGGAGGCTTTCGCAGCACCGGAGACTCTCGCCGACAAGGCTGCCAAGGCGATTGGGGCGCTGGATGGCATCCTCGGCAAGAAGAAAGGGATGCTCTCCGCCGGCTTGATCGATCAGGCCGACTTCGACGCATTCGGAAAGCGGCTCGACGAGGCGAAGGGCAAAATCGAAGCCGGCCTGGTTCGGCCATACAATGACTTCATCATCGGGCAGCAGCAGTCCCTCGCAATCCTCCAGCTCCAGGCACGGGGCCAGACCGACCAGGCCGAGGCGCTCCGGACGGTCTATTCGCTGGAGAAGAACCTGCGCCCCCTGCGTGAGGATCAGAAAGAAGCAATCCTAGCGTCGGTCCAAGCTCTCCGCGCGGAACAGCGCGAGGTGGACGTTCTTCGCCAGAAAACCCAGATCTATGTCGACGCTGTTTCCTCGGTCGAGGGCGCGGTCCGGGAGGCCACCCAGGCGTGGGTACGGGGCGACCTCGGGCAGTTCATCAAGACACCCGGCAAGCTGCTCGATGCCTTCGCCACGCTGAAGGGCCAGAAGCTCTTCGAGGATCTATTCGGCGACATGTTCCGCGACCTGAAGGATCAGGCGAACGGGACCAGCGTCATCAAGGACGCATCGGCTCGGATGGCGGCATCCGTCGACCAGGTCACCGCGTCCACCGGTCGCACGACGCAGGCGCTGGACAGCCTGGCGCGGTCCGCATCGTCGGCCGCCGGCGCAGTCAGTTCCAGTGCCGGCGGCGCCGGGACGGTCCAGATCGGGACCAAGATCGGCGACGCTATTGCTGCCAACCTCAATCCCGAGATCGTCGTCACCGGCAAGCGCAAGGAGGCCATGACCCCGGACTCCCTGATCGCGAAGGCGACCGGGGGCATCGCCACGTCGATCGCCAGCATCTTCACGAACAAGGAAACGGCCAAGAATATCGGCGGCTCGATCGGCAAGTTCGCCGGCGAGAACATCGGCAAGGGTCTGTCCGGCGCCGCGACGGGCTCGATGGTGGCCGGCCTCGGGAACGCCCTCGGCATCAAGATGAGCGGCACCGGTGCCCAGATCGGCGGCGCCATCGGCAGCTTCATCCCGATCCCCGGCGGCGACATCATCGGTTCCGTGCTTGGCGGCCTGGTCGGCAACCTCTTCAAGTCGACGCCGCGCGGGTCGGCGCAGATCACCAGCGTCGATCAGAAGGCCAACGTCAGCGGCAACTCGGCCGAGGTGAAGACGGATCTCGGCAACCTCGCCGGTAGCGTCCAGGGCGCGCTCAGCAAGATCGCCAGCACGCTCGGCGCCGACGTCGGCAGCTTTGCGGTCAGCATCAACAAGTACAAGGACAGCTACCGGGTCGATCCCTCGGGCGGCACCAGCGTCGGCGGGAAATATGGCGACCGCGACGGCGTCCTGAAGTTCGACAACAACGATGCCGATGGCGCAGTTCGAGCGGCCATCGCAAACGCGATTTCCGATGGTGCGATCAAGGGGCTGTCAGGCGCGGTCCAGAAGGCGCTGGGATCGTCCAGCGACATCGACAAGGCAATGCAGGAGGCGCTGAAGGTCAGCAATGTCGAGGATCTGCTGGGCGGCGTTTCGGGCCAGTTGACCAAGTCGTTCAAGGCCTTCGAGAAGGAAGCCGCGGATCGGCTGCGCATCGCGCGGGAATATGGCTTCGACATCGTCCAGGTGGAGGCGGCGAATGCCAAGGAGCGGGTAGCGCTTACCGACAAGTTGATGGATCAGCAGGTCGGTTCCCTGAAACGCCTGGTCGACGAACTGACCTCCGGATCGATGTTCGAGGGCTCGGCCGTCGATCGACGCACGGCCCTGCTCGATTCGATCACAAAGGCACAGGCCGACGTCCAGGCGGGCGTCGATGGCGCAGGCGACAAGCTCGCGTCGCTGTACGAGCAGCTCAATTCGGTATCGAAGGAAGTCTATGGCACGACCGGCGGGTTTGCGGTCGACCGCGCGGCGATCGTCGACCAGGCCCGTGCCGCGATCGCCAAGGTCAATGCCGATGTCAGCGCCGCGCAACAGCGTGCGAGCGATCCCGCGCTTACCGCCACCAATGCCGCCCTGGACGAGAACAACGACCAGAACGCGAAGGTCATCGCCCAGAACGAGCAGATCCTGGCGACGCTGAAGAAGGCCGTCGATTTGCTGGGGAAGAGCGTGTCCGACAGTGACGTGGCGCGGTTGCTCCAACTGGCGAGGACGAGCTGATGGCCGCCCCCCTTATCCTGATCGAAGCCAGCCCGCGATCGGCCACGACGGGTGCGGTGGTGACGACGCGGCTCTCCGGCGCCGGCGGCTCCGAGCCCTCTTTCTATCTGGGGCAGCATTGGCGGCGCGGCCTGGCCGGCCTGCCGACGATCGTCAGCTCCACCGAGTTCGACGGCAAGGATCTGGGCGGCGGCAGCGTGCCCCAGGCGATGACCGTACGCTGGGCGCCAAGCAGCTCGGCCGCGCTGGCGGAGCTCGCCGGCCTACACTGGCTGGACGCGGCGATGACCGTTCGCTTCGGCGAAGCGCCAAGCCCAGCGGAGATCACCTCGGGCAAGGTGATCGACGTCAGCACAGACGACGGCGTGCTGACACTGAGCCTTTCCGACCCGGCGGCAGACCTGAAGAAGCCGATCCTTACCTCGCGGTTCGCGGGCACCGGCGGCATCGAGGGACCGGTGGAGTGGCAGGGGAAGATCAAGCGGCGCGCATGGGGCCGGGTGTGGAACTTGGAAGGCGAGTGCATCGATGCAGCGCGGCAGATCTATTGCTTTGGTGACCCCTCGCGCCAGTGGGCCGAGTTTTCGGCCGTGCGAGACAAGGGGGCCAATGCCGCCACCCTGACGCTGCTGGCCTGGCAAGGGTCGATCGCGGCCACCTGGGCGGCGCTTCAGGCGGCAGTGGCGCCGCAGGGCGGCGGCGTCGTGTGCCCCTCGATCGCCTGTGTGAAGTGGTGGACCCAGCCGGCCGGCTCGCTCTGCGCTGACATCAAGGGCGAGATTGGCGCGACCTATGTCGAGACGGCGCCGGCAATTGCCGAACGCATCGCCGCGACCGTGTCCGCCATTCCCTTCGCCGCCGGCACAGTGGCGGCGGCGGTCGCGGCCCGGCCGGCCGAAGTGGGCTGGGTCGCGGCGGATGAGAATGGGACGGCTGCCGCCGCTCTCGACGCGCTGCTGAGCGATGTGTCGCTGATGTGGGTGCTAGATGCCGGCGGGATCATTCTGCGCGAATGGGCATGGGGGACGCCCGTGGTGCGGGCGCGCAGCGTAGATGTGACCCGCAAGGCGACCTTCCGTCCCGTCTCGCGCCGTCGGCTTGGCTATCGGCGCAACCAGCATGTCATGACCCGCGATGCCTTGGCCGGGATCGTGCTGGCGACCGACGTTGTGTTCGGCGACGGCTCGACCGTCGTGAACTTGCAAGCGGCGGTGGTGCAGGCCCAGTCCACTGCGGATACCGCGAAGGGCACCGCCGACACCGCGCAGGGCTCGGCCAACACGGCCCTCAATGCGCTGAAGGACACATCGGGGAACGTGGTACCGGTGCGCGACCAGGTCGCCGCCGCCAGGGCTGCCCTTGAAGCCTCGATCTCCCAGGCGCAGCGGGACATTGCTACAGCCCAGGGCCTCATATCTCAGCTCCAGGGGAGCGTGAGCGGCCTGGTTACGACCAGCATTCCGGATCTGACGCAGCGGATCACCTCGGCCGAGGGCATCAACACGTCTCAGGGGCAGCTGCTGACCACCTACGGGACGCAGATCTCGAACGTCACCAGCCAGGCCTCTACGACGGCGGGTAACCTCGCGACGTTCACACAGACCGTCCAAGCCGGAAACATGAACCTGGTGAAGAACGGCGGGTTCGAAAACGGCCTCGCCAACTGGGGCGCCGGCGCAGGGACCTGGGGCGTAGCTACGGCCGACGCCGAGGGCCGCTCCGCCTTTTGTAATAATCCGCCTGCCACGGCGTTCATCGTCAGCGACTTCGTGCCGGTTTCAGTCGGCCGGCAATATACGCTCTCCTATCGCGGGCGCGTTACCGGAGCCGGGGCGTCGATGTATGCCGATATTCTCTGGTACGATGCCTCGGGCAATGTCCTCTCCGGCTCGACCGGGCCGGTTCGCAACGCCCCGCTCGGCTTTGCGGATGCAGGCAATCGCCTCGGCTCCGTGGTGACCGGGACCGCGCCGGCGGGTGCCGTCAATGCTCGCGTGCGGATCATTGGCCAGAACCTGCCCAGTTCGGGGCAGGTGGCCGTCCAACTGGTGAAGCTGGAGCTTGGCGCCGCAGCTACGCCCTACACGAACGAGGCGTCCGTCGCGCAAGCCTTCACCGCGATCACGACGGCGAACGAACAGGTGGCGCAGCTCAGCACCACCCTGGGCACGCAATCGACCTCGATCTCCTCGCTTCAGACGGCCACGTCCAACCTACAGGGCGACATGGCGACGGTGCAGACCCGCTTGGTGGCGGGGAGCCCCAACCTGCTGGGCAACGGCGGCTTTGAGGACGGCCTGCGGGCTTGGTCGCAGGAGATCGGCGCCTGGTCGATCATCTCCGGCAACGTCTGGGGAAGCTATGCGCAGTGGAACGGCTCGGGAGCCCAGACTTCCGGTGAGCGGGCGGTGGTGCTGTACCACAACCCGGTTCTGTTCGATCCCGGCTTGCCGTTTACCTTCACGATCGACGCGAGCGCCTACAACGCGGCGGGCAACTCCTATGCGCGGCTTGAGGTGTATTTCTTTGCCGACGCCGGCATGACGCAGCAGATCGGCCCTGTGTACGGCGGGCCTGCGGTGCAGGGCCTGTGGTTCGGCAATTCGCCGGGGCAGAATCGCAAGAACCTGGCGGTGTCGGGCGTGTCGCCGAACCACACCCAAGCAATGTGGGCGCGCTGCCGGATCATCTTCGGCAACATGACCAACGACGGGCAGAGCGGCGCCGCGGTCCGCCAGGCGAAGTTCGAACGCAGTCCAGTACCCACCGTCTATTCCAATGAGGTTTCGCTAACGCAATCGTATCAGGCGATCTCCACGCTGGATGGCCAGCGCGTGACCATGCAATCTCAGATGACCACGCAAGGGTCGAGCATCTCTTCCCTGCAGTCGGCAACCAGCACGCTCCAGGGCAATGTCGCCCAGATCACGCAGCGCTTGGTCGCGGGTAACCCTAACCTCGCGCCAAACGGAAGCGGGGAGGCCGGTTACACACAAGGCTGGCACGATGTGGTCGGCGGATGGGGTACGGCTCGCGACTCCTGGGGCTCCTACTTCTTCTGGGGCTCGGGGAACGCCACCGCTGACGGGGAGCGTATCGTTATCCTCGACAGCGGCTTGATCCCAATGGAGCAGAACGCGGTACTTGTTCTCTCGGGGGACGCGAACGTCTGGAACGCATCGGCGAATGCTTACTGCCGGTTCGAACTGATCTTCTATTCGGCATCCGACCAGATCAACGAGCTGGGCCACAGCTGGGGGCCGAATGTGACGCAGCCTTCCTTTTGGAACACTCCAGGAGTGAACCGGCAGAATCTCGCCATGTATGCGACATCCCCGGCCGGCACCGCTTGGTGCCGCGTGCGGTTCGTCGCTGCAAATATGACGAGCGCGCCTAACCTCGGCACAAGTGGGGCTGCAGTTCGTCAGATCAAATTGGAGCGCGGGACCTCGGTCACGCCCTATTCGTCTGAAGCCAGCATCTACCAAACGTATCAGGCGCTTTCGACGGTGAGCCAGCAATACGCATCGCTCAGTAGCACGGTTTCGACGCAGGGCGTGACGATCAGCTCGCAACAGACGGCGATCACCACCCTGAACAACAATGTCGCGCAGGTCTTCGGCCAGTGGGTGCTGAATATCGACGCGAATGGCCGGATCGCCGGGATCAAGCTGGCGAACAACGGCAGTTTCAGCAGCCTGCGCTTCCGTGCCGACCAGGTGACCTTCGAGTCTCCCTCCGGGGGCTACCGCACCGAATACAGCGGCGGCAACTGGCGGGTTTATGATGCGAACAACGTCATGCGCGTCCGGATGGGGCCGCCATCATGACCGATGGCGGCTTTCAGGTGTGGAACAAGGACGGGGCGTTGGTGATCGACGCTTCCGTCTTCAACATGAAGTTCATCGGGCGGGTGAATATCGGCCCGAATGACGCCGGCAGCATCACCGTCGCGGAGTGGGCGACCTATTCGCCCGTCTACTTCGTGAACAATTCGAATGCCGTGGCGACCAGCTATCAGCCGAAGTTTACGCTGTCGGGCAACACCCTGTCGTGGGTGCCCGATCCGTCTCCATACATCGACAGCCGTCAGCCGGTGATCCTGGAGTACGGGTACATATGAGCTACCTTGATGTGTGGGACGGCGCGGGGCGGCTGATGTTCAGCGTCGACCAATCCCCCTATGTCTTCCTGAAGAAGGTCTCGGTCGGCCCGAACGCCGGCACGACGATTTCCACCACGTCCTCAACTTCGCCGCCCTTCCTGAACACGACGACGCAGCAGCCGATTGAATGGGTGGAGGTTGGCGGCCTGGGCTTGGCCGAGGCGCCGATCGTCGTCATCACCGGGGACAAGTGCGCCACGGCGATCGCGTCGAGCGCCAACACCCTGCGGTTTGTCGGGCTCAAGGCTGGTAGCTGCGATCTGTACCTCTTCGGGAGGCACCCGGGGGACAGATCTAGCGAGGCGACGTTCGAGTGCTTCGACGCGGCCGGGAAACTGATCTTCGACGATATCCGCCGCCCGCTCGCCATCTTGCCGCCCGGCTATTCGAACTTGGCTTCGATCGACAACCTGCAGCCGGTCCCAGGCGGTAAGAAGTACGGCGTGCTTCTGGCAGACCGTGGCTTCTTCGTCTCCGATCTCGGCAACGGACGCTATCGGACATATATTTTCGGCGGATACACCGACGCTGCGAATGCCGGCGTCAAGTCGGTGAACCGCGATGTCATGAGCGGCCCGACCACGGGTGAACCGGGGCAGCAGGTCTACAAGCAATGGCGATTTTGGCTGGTCGACCTGACTGGCATGTAACTGCGTACCGATGATCAACGTCTGAAAGGATAGAGTAGAATGGCCGAAGAGAATGAGGTGCCGAACGGCTCCATCGATCCGTTTCCGATTCCCCAACCCGCGCCGACGCCGGTGCCGGCCTGGAAGCAGGCGGTGCTCGATGCTATCGGCAGCGACGCATATGCGGCCACCAAGACCGCGCTCGGGCGGGCCATGTCGGGCGTCGCCACCGAGGCGCCGATGAGCCCGCTGCTTGTTCAGCTTAGCTCCGTCCTCAGCGTGATGTACAACCTCGAAACCGAAGCGAACCGCTAACCGATGGCTTCGGTCGATCCCCTGTTTGCGCAATGGCTTCAATCGGAGGAGCTGTGGGTGGTGGCAGAGGACACCACCCGCGCCGCGCTTTGGGGCGCAGACGCACTCACGGTGGAGCGCGCATCGAGCATCGCCTTCAAGTCCGCCGCTGCAACCGAAGCTGCCCGCCAGCTCGCGTTCTTGAGCGGTCCCTTAGTGATGGATGAGCATATCCTGAAAGGCCGCTGGCAGGCTTATCGCGGCCAGGTGATCACGCTCCAGATCGGCCGCCTGGGCTACGACAATGGCGTCGACGTGTTCGTGCTCGGTGCGGCCGACAACTTGGCGACCGGCCTTTCCACGGTCACCGTTCTAAGGAAGCTGGCGGCATGAAGAACCTTTTGATCCTGCAGCCGATGCCGATCGCTGCCGTCGCAACCTCGCGAGGGTCGGGCGTGGCGAACCTCCTGACGCCAGATCCACGAGAAGTGTGGATGGACACAGCGACTGGCGCCGTGACGCTCGATCTCGATCTCGGCCAGGTTCGGACGATCAACACGATCTTCCTTGGCTACCTTCAACCGGCGGCCGCTGCCGCGACCTGGACGATCACAGGGGGCACGACCGACTATACCAGCGTCTCCATCGCCAGCTCGACCGCGCTTCGGGTGCCTGACGTCGCCGGCCGCTTCCCAGCGCTAAGCCACGCCCTCTGGTTCGGCGACGCGACCACGGCGAGCGTTCGGTATGTCAGGCTCACCGTGGCGCAGCCTGCCGGCTCGCCCGCGCTATCTGCAGGCGTCCTCATGGTCGGTCGCTCCTTCACCCCGAGCTGGGGGCACGAATGGGGCAGCGGACGGCGCGCGATCGACACCGGCTCCGTCACCTCGCTTCCCGATGGCGGGTTCGCGGTTGTCGAGGGCGTGCGGAAAAGCTCGTGGGCCTGGACGCTTGGCGACCTGACCGACGACGAGGTCGACACGCTATTCGAGATCTCGCTGGATCGTGGCGAGAGCAGGCCGCTACTGGTGGTGGAGGACCCCGACAGGACTGCCGGCCTTCGGCGCCGGGTTCACTACGGCATCTTTCGCCAGGCCCGAGAATATGAGCGCGCCAGCAAAGGGCGCACCCGTTGGGAACTGCGGATCGAGGATTGGGGCGCGGACGAAGCGGCGGCGTTCTAGGGGCGGCTATGGAGCTGCTCAACGGCGGCTCGGGCGCTTCTAAGCGGACGTTGGAATGCTCCGGGGAGTTGTGTCAAAGACTCCGGCTTCACGTGTCACGCTTCACCCGAGGCCGCTCAAGCGGCAACACCCTGCTGAGTGTTCCCGTTTTGTAGCAGCGTGGGCGTCAGCTGCCAAGCCTCGATTTCGATGCGCAACGAACCGCCGAACTCGACGACAGCAGTGGCGCCGCGGCCTTCCACCACAACGCCGATCAGGCCATCGAAGGCTGGCATCCCCTCGACCATCACCTCGGTTGCGCTGGGCAGCTCCTTCGTCACACGACGCAGCATCTTGCGCCGATTGCTCTCGGTGCGCATGCGATCGGCACGCGCACGGCGCGCCTCCTCCCGCGTCTCGGCCTCCATCTCGGCGCGTCGCAGCTCGCGCGCGTCTTCCTCCGCTGCTCGTAGGCCGATGATGCTGGTATCCCGCACGAGCGGAACACGGCCAGCTTGATGGAACACCGAGAAGCTGGGGTGCGGGCTCGGCTCTGCGCCTGCTGCCCGCACCAGATCATGGAGCTGATCTGCCCGAGCAAACACGAAGCCCGGCAAGATAGCCAGATCCACGTCGATCAGCTTGCGCCGCTGGCCCATCACCAGGCGACGCCCCTGCCCCGGCGCCGGGCGGCGGATCGTGCGGACCGGCGTCCAGACATCGAACCCGGCAGCGGCCAGCGATCGCGCCAACGGCACCGTGCGTCCGCCGCTAGTCCGCAGAATGCACCAGGTGCCAGCCGTGCCCATGTTCCCGCTCATCTCAACCACCCCGATACTCCCAACCCGCGCTCGAATCACGCTTTGTTCTGCCTTCACGCCGCGTGCTGCTCCGGCGCCACCGCCCTTTCGGCCGCCGTGACGCGATCCAGCTGCTCCTGAGTGATGTACCCTAGCCCCAGCCCCATCCGGCGCAGCTCGGCGCTCATCCGCCGGACCTGCTCGTCAGTGACCGGCCCACATGCCTCCTCCACCGTCTCGCGCTTCCCGTTCCGGAGGATGTACCGGGCGACATTGATCGCATGCTGCTCGGGGCTGACGTAGGCCTTCAGCCGCTCCTCGATCTGGCGCACCGTCGGGAACCAATCGAGTTCCTTCAGGCAGCGGCGGCAGGCATAGGCAAGCGCGGCCTCGTCGCAGCCACCCAACGCGGACACATAGGCGTTCAGCTTGAGGCGCCCGGCGATCTCGTTCGTCGCCTGTGCGGGCATGGCGGCAGATAGCGCGCCCACCGACTGGCGGATCGTGCGCTCGTCGGCTGCCCGGTGCGGAGCGACCGCCTTGGCGATAGGCTCGATCAGCGCGAGGTCGGCGGTGCTGAACACCGCATCGGCCTCAGTGGCGCGGGCCAAAACGGTCCTTGCGCTCGGCGTCAAGGACGGCATCGAGAAACCCGTTGCTGCCGGTGCGAGCGCGGTGTTGGCGGTGGCTTCCTGGTCGGTGCCCATTGCTTTGGTCCTCGTATTCGGATGGATCGACGATCGTGCCCCAGCCCTTTTCGGCTGCCTTCTCGACGAGCCGCCCGGGCGGCCACTCGGCGGTGGCGAAGCGGGCCAGCAGCCGCAGCTGGGCTGCGTAGGCCGTCTCGGTGTCGGTGAGCCGCTTCTTGCGGCGGTTGGCACGGAAGTCCCGCCAGTGGTCCGGGTCCACGCCGGCCGGGCAAGCCCAGGCTCGGGGCGTCGCGGGCGCATCGGGCGCGGGTCCCTCGTGTGTGTGCGGGGTGGGGGTTAATTTTTGGGGGTCTGGGGGGCTTTTATCGGGGGAGGGGTTTTCGTCCGCGATGTCACGCGACATCACGTGACATGGCGTGACGTCACGTGACGCGCTCTCCCCGCGCAGCCGGTCCCGGCGGTTCTGCTGGCGGGCGGCATCGCGCTCCCGCCGGGCAGCCAGAGCGTCAGCCTCAGCCCGCGCGGTAGCGAGCGCCATCGCCACCTCACCGACCAAGTCGGCGGGCGTGCCGGCGGCGATCAGCCGGGCGAGCAGGCCTGCGCTCATTGGGCGATCTCGATCGAGACGAGCACGCGGCCGCCCTTCACCCGCTCGGCCATGATCGGCCGCTGCAGGCGGAACAGCTTATCATCGACGCCCAGCGCCCCGGCGATGCCGTCGAGGTACGCCTTGAGGCTGGCGATTGCGTTATCCTCGTCGGGGGCGCCGCGCGGCGGGTGGAAGGTCAGCGTTACGGCGAGCGGCGCGTCCTTCGGGAAGCGCGGGCGGCCAGCCGCAATGACAGCTTCCCCGCCAACGCGCTTCGCCTTCTTCTTCGCCTTGTGAACGGACATGTGGTGCCCGCGCCCGTTGGGGCTGAGGATGCGGGGCGGCCAGGGAAGCTCTACGATCATCAATCTGGATACTCGTGCGCGTGGCGGTGCGCCGCCGAGCGAACCCGGCGGTGCTATCGTGTTCAGGCTTCCGGCTTGCCGACCAGAACGGGCAGCTCCGTCTCAGCCCGGACGCGCTCGATCGACTCGCTGAAAGCGTGATCGAAGGTGCGATCGGTGCGCCACAGCTCGAACCAGAAGGTCAGGCGCCCGCCGGCCGCGCGATAGCGGAGCCGGGCAGCGAGCCGGTACAGCGGACCATTGCGGAACACCGGGATGGCGATCAGGAACAGCGACGGGACCCGGAGCGGAGCGCCATTCTCGTCGGTGTGGCGTGCCTGGAAGCGCACCACGCCTTCGCCGGTCGACAGGTTCACCGCCTCCTGCACGATCGCCTCGTCGTGCACCTGAAGGCCGCGGGCGAGCTCCATCAGCTTGTTCGGCGTGGCGATCGTCTCCGGACCGCCGAGCGTGTCGACCAGCCGCTGCAGATCTTCGGGAAGCGTATCCTCGCCGGGGATCAGGTACAGCACGTCGATGATGCGGTTCTCGAGGAAGGCCGCGAACTCGGCCATGGTCATCTTCTCGTCGTTCGCCTCGGCCCACGCCTGCCACTCATCGGAGAGCGGGAAGGCAAAGGTCGAACGATGTTTGCCGAAGCGGGGATCGCCGTCCGCGCCGGTGCGGTGATAGTCGAGCACGCGGTGAGCGACGGGTTCTTGCGATCGTCGTTCGCAAAGACGACCGAATCCCCATCCTTGAACCGGTTGACGTGCTCGATCAGGCTGTCGAGCGACAGCATGGTTGCAATACCGTGCCGGAAGCGCGGCGCGTCGCGGTACGGCTCGAAGTCCTTGGGATCGATCGGTCGGACGCCGTTGCCGGACCGGACGAACAGCGCTTCTACGCCGGTCGCGGGATCGGTGACCGGCACGACTTCCGCCTGGACATAGTCCTCGACGAGGCTGCGGACCTGCTGAACGAGCTCGCCGCCCGAGGTGGTGGGATAATCCATTGGTGTTTCCTCTCTGGAGATCAGGCGTCGCGGAAGCCGCCGGCGCCGCCGACTTCGCGGACGCCGAACAGGTGGCCCTGGGCGGGATTGCTGGGGGTGAAGCGCATGTCCTCGGTGGTCCACATGACCGACTTCGGACGCTTGGCGACCGGCAGGTCGACCTTGTGCTTCGCGGCGATGCTGAAAACGCGCCCTTCGAGACCGAAGTCGAAGGTCAGCGTCAGCTTGCCCTTGGACTTGCCGCCACTGTCGATGGCGGCATTCGCCATCTCCCCGGCGAGGCTCTTCAGCACCTCGGTCATCTCCGCATCGAAGTGACCGTCTTCGAGGAAGCGGACGAACTCCCCGAAGGTGTTGGCGGCGGGCGGCATGCGGCCGCCATCGGCAGGCGGGATCGGCGGGAGTGCCGTTCCTCGTTCAGGCATGGTTTTCACGGTGGTCTCCTTTCACGGGCTTGAGAGCTTGGAAGCGGTTGCGGAGCTTGGTGGCCTCGCCCTTGCGGGCTGCGGCCTGGCGCGCGGCACGGTCGCGGCGGCGCTCGGCGAGCGCGCGGTCGAGGTCGCGGGAGAGCCGGGCGCGGCGCAGCCAGGCCGACAGGCGGCGAGCTGCTTCGAAGATCGCGGCACGGGGCATCAGTAAGCGTCCCGCTGCTGGCGCTCGTGGCGGAGCTGGCCCTGCAGGATGTGGTTGGCGACGACCCGCTTGCCGTGCTCGGCGGCGCCCGGGATTTCCGCCTCAATGATGCGGCGCGCCTCGGCCGCGCTCAGTCGCTGGCTTGCGCACAACTGGCGGTACTGATCGCGCAGCTCCGGCGGGCACCAGCCGAGAAGGCGCTCGGTGCGGGCCGCACCGGCCTTGCGCTTCGCCTCCGGGCTGTTCGAGCGTGCGAGCACATCCGGCCGCGCGAGCACCTCGCGCGCCTGGCGCAGACCGTGCTGGCGCCGCATTTCGCGGTGCTCGGCGGGGATGTTGCGATTGTAGTCGGCGAACCGGGCCGCGTGGCGCTCGCGCACACCAGGCTGGGCATAATAGCGCTCGATCCCCGCCAGCCGCTTCGCCGTCAGCTCGGGCGAGGCATTGAGGTGCCGGGCGGAACATACCTTGCAGCGGCCGGTCTTCGACTGGCGGGAGATCGGGGCCGGGCAGTCGCGGCAGATCAGCTCAGGCATCGGCCACCTCGGCGGCGCCGACGCGCGCGGCGATGGGGATGAACACGAACCCGTCGATCTCGTGGCGCACGGACGAGATTTGCTCCGGCTCCATCCGCCAGACGCCATCGACGCACGGCAGCGGGCCGCAGTCTGCCCAGACCTCGGCGACGGTGCGGTGGGACAGGAACGGGTATCGCTCCCCTGCCCCGGCTTCAGCGCGCAGAGATGCGCTCGCGGAAGCTGCCTGCGCAGCCGCCGCGCCATTCGTGGCGATCATGGTGCACTCCTTCAGCCGGGCCGCGCCGGCGCGTTATCCTCGGTTCGAAATCAGGCGCGGGCGCAGCCGCTCGCGCAGGCGGTCGATATGCTTGCCGGCGTTCTCGACCTCGGCAGCCATGGCCGCCAGTTCGATGTCGTCGACGATGTTGTCGTCTTCCAGCGCCTCGGCAATCGCGGCGAGCAGGTTCGCCAGGGCCGTGAAGCCCGCGCGATCGGTACCGGCGCCGCTTTGGATCTCGACCAGTTTGAAGCCGAGCAGGTTGAAGACGGGATTGGCGAAGCGGCCATCCCAAGCCTTGCAGGCGTGGAGAAAGGACAGCGCCCCCATCTCGCCTTCACCCTTGCGGTAGCGCTCCGCCGAATCCTTCGACCGCCCGAGCACGCGGCCAAGATCCTGATCGGTTGCACCATCCTGCCGACGGATATCGTCGAGGCTGTCGCCGATCGTCTTGAGGAGCAAAGATGCCGTTACGGTCTGATATCGGCCGTGGATCTGCGGGGGGCTCAACGTGCAATCTCCGGAGCATGAACTGGGGAATCGGAAACAGCGGGTGCGGAGCCCAGGGGGGTGCAGGAAAGCTCCGCGCCCGCTCCCGGCGCGCACACTGCGCCAAGCGGGGTGATTTCGTCGGCGGCGCTCAGGCCGCAATCGGGTTCAGCACATTGAGCGACTTCCGGGTGCCAGCCGCCCACGCCGCAGCGGGCGCAGGAAGCGGCGAGCCGGGCGCGCGCGGCGCTGTCATGGTCGAGCGTGATCATGCGGCCTCGGCTTCGTCACGCACGGCCGCCGCGGCAGCTAGCGCCTCAAAGGACACTTTGTGTCCGCGCTCGGTGCCAATAGCGGCGATGTGCGCCCAGTACTTGGCTGGAATGACCCGGCCGCTGAGCGACCAAGACCGGACAGTCACATCAGCGACCGTTACGCCGCGGGACCGGAGCGCATCCGCAAGAGCCTTGGCTCCGCCAAGCGCTTTGATTGTGGCGATATGATCCATAGCCTCACCGCGCTACCAAACATAGCGCTACATAGCAACATGATTTGTAGCGCCGTTGCGTGCGACGGATGCCTCATGCCCGATGGATTAGATTTCCCGCACGAGCGGCTTGCATGGGCGCGTCAGCGCGCGGGATTCCCAGATAAGGCGGATTTTGCGCGAGCTGTAGGTGTGAATGCCACCACCTATCGCGCCTATGAGAATGGGCAGAACGGCTTCGCAAGGCTTGCTGCCCAGTTCGCCAAGAGGCTCGGTGTAAGCGCGGAGTGGCTCTTAGAGGGCGGCCCCCTTCCCACTTCCACCGTTGAAGTCGCGGACGTGCCTCCAGCTGTGCCGGCGACAGCCGACGACGGCACGGTCGAGCTGCAGCGGCTGGACCTGTCGCTCTCGATGGGTCCTGGAACACTGATCGACGATTATGTCGAAGCTGAGCCGGTGCGCTTCGACCCGTCATTCGTGCGCCTGATCACCCGTGCACCCTATCACCGCCTGAAGCTGGTGACTGGCATCGGTGACAGCATGTACCCGACCCTGAATTGGGGCGACACGATTATGATCGACACGACCGATAGGGCGCTCGCCAAGCAGGACGCGATCTACTGGATCTCGGTCTACGGAGCTTCGGGGCTCAAGCGGCTTCGGGCAATCGGGAAGGGACGAGTGCTCGTGGTGTCGGACAATCCGGCGGTGCCAGACCAGGAAGTCGATGCAGAGGACCTGCGCATTGAAGGGCGCGCTGTCTGGTTTGCGAGGGGGCTTTGATCCGCAGGGTGCAGCCGAATCCGCTGGCGAGCGTTAACGATTTGGGAGAGGTGTTGACTTAAATGGCAACACTCTTAGATCTGTCCCGGGCCGGTCGAATCGAAAAATACGACCCCGCCCTGCCTCGCGGGCGCTTCGAAGAGAGACGTATTTTTTTTGTGCCGAGGGCTGTCAAATGGCTGCAGAATGAATTGCCAGATTGCTCATCAAGTTGGAATATCGAGGCATCTCCCGAGGAGCAGCTCTATGATTTGCTGCAAGCATTTTGCTCTGGCGAGCACCTCTTTTACCAACGACAGTTGAATCCCATACGGCACATCTCTGCCGGCATCTGGGAGCTCAAAACTGCCGATGTTAGACTGTTTGGCTACTTCCATAGAAAAGATTGCTTTATCTGCACGGATGCCGATCTCGCTAGCCGCGTGAAGGAGTTCAAACTTTATAACGGCTACCGGGATCAAGCGGTGCGGGAGCGGTCGCAACTCAAACATGACTCACCCACGTTTATCCCAGGGGATGACCCGCAAAATGTCGTTTCAGCTTACTCTTACCCCTAGCCGGCGAGCAGCGGCCCGGTTCATCGGGCAGGTGCGCAGGCGGCTCCAGAAGGGTCTGGCGGACAACCCGGACTGCTCTCAGTCTAAAATCGCCTCAGCATTAGGCGTGCACCGTTCTGTCATAAGTCGCGAGCTTCGTGGCAACAAAGACCTAACTCTTGGCCGTATAGCTGAACTGGCTTGGGCTCTCGGATATGAGCCATCGTTTGAGCTTGTGCGGCCGAGCAGAGAGGAAGGACAGAATTTCCCCGTCGAGCACGTTGGTGTGAGCGTTTCCACGTCGACTTCAGCTCGAACTGCGGATTATTCACAAAGGAACATTGTTGTGGATCTAGCAAGATGATACAACGATTTGCAGCCATAACAATGTTTTGCAACGACGTTCGTGAAGAAATTTCAGGAAGTCAGACAATCGTGGGGCTTCTTCCCGACAACATAGGAGTACCTATATTCCCGGGAGGAATTGATAAGATAGTCATCTTAACTCGGATCACACTGGATGTGAACGAGCCCCCCCCAAAATTGGCAACGTACATATTGACTCAGAATGGCACTCGCCTAGCAGATAATGAAATTGACAGCTCGATGTTGGCCGAGGCGATTGCTGAGGCTAAGTCCGAGGGCAACCTTATGGCGACAGTAAATGTCAAGATCGAAATGCGGAACATACCTTTTAGTGAGCCGGGACGACTTGAGGCCCATCTTATTGTTGAAGGCAATGACTACCTAACTGGGTCTTTACAAGCTAGACTATTTCAGTAGTTGCCGCTCTTGTGCATTCGCTCTCCCTCGCCGTAGTCGGCGCCGACCATCCCAACAAGCGGGGCCCCACGCGCCGCTTCGAAATCGCTATGTGTGTGCCTGGCGAGCCGGCCGAGCTGCGCTCGGAGCCCAACAATCCAGCCGATCCCCATGCAGTCGCGGTCTATAGCGTGAGGGGCATCCAGATCGGCTACCTCACCGCTGAGCGCGCGCCCTTGGTTGGCGGCATGATCCGCAACGGTCGCGAGATGGCGGTGATCTTCCAAGCCGCCACACCCTATGGCGCTCTCGTGCGACTTGCTTTCGACGGTGAGCGACCGGAACTTCCGCCGTCACGCAAGCCCGAGTTCAGGCAGGGGATCGACTGGGATGGCGTTGATTCCGTATATTACGACGATTAGCTGAACGTGTAGCGCTACATTTTATGTTGACTCGCTACAAAACATAGCGGATAGTAGCTCCATGGCGGCGGCGTGCCGCTTGGAGTTACTGATGCAACAGCATCCCTCACTCAACGATCCAGACGTCCTGCAGGCGGTCGACGACTTCCGCCCGGTCGTGCTGGAGATCCGCGAGATCACCGCCCCGCTCGTGCGGATGCAGCTGTCGGATCAGCGCCGCGCGCAGGTCGGCGCCCAGGTCGAGCCCCTCCTCGACGGCATCTACCTCCGCGCCTCGCGGCTGGGCATGACCGGCCCGGTGCTGTTCGAGCTGATCAACATGGCGCTCGACGCCGAGCTCATGGCGGTGGCGGCATGATCGGCCACCTCCCCGACTTCCAGTGCAAGCTCTGCGAGCGCGTGGTCGACATGCGGTGGTACGGCCGAGGTCGCGATACCCCGCTGGCGCCTATCTGCTTCAGCTGCGAGCGCAATTATCGCGAGGGCCACGGCACCCCGACTGGCGGCTCTTTCCGCGACCGGCGCGAGGTAATGCGCGGGTTTGCTGTCGCCGAATATCTGCACTGCGCCGCCGCGCGCATGCAGTGGGAGACCAAGCATGCAGCGTGATTACGAAAGCGCTCCCGTGTCGGAGCAGCTTGGCTTGCCGCAAGTCATCGACGGACTGATCGGCGACCTTCAGGCGCTCCGCGAGGGCAAGATCAGCACCAACGATGCGATTGCGCGCTCGATGCTGGCGAAGCAGATCTTCAACGGCGTTCGGATCTACCTGAATGGAGCCAAGCTGCTCGCCGGCAACGCCCGTGCCATCGGTTCAAGCACGGAAGGCGGTGCGCAGTGAGGCCCACCCCCGCCCGCCTCCGCGCCAGCGAGCGCCCGGACGCCACCAAGCACTGGGGCGCCGTCTGGATCGCCGCAGATCGGCGCGAGCCGTTCAAGGTCGAGCACTCGCAGGAGCGCCCCCGGCGCCGCTGGTGGCAGCTGTGACGATCGAGGTCACCGAGCAATATCTCGCCGAGACCGTCGACAAGGTCATCGCCAGCATGAAGGCGCACGGCCGCGTCGACAGCCTGGACACCGCAAGCATGGTTCGAGAGCGCTACCGGCATCTCGAAACATGGACCTTTCAGCCCTCGGTCTATGGTGATCGCCTCGCAGAAGTTGAGGGCGTCAAAGCTGAAATGATGGCCGCCCTGCAAGCGGCTCTTGTTCGCTTGGATGCAGAAGATCGGGCGACTGAGGCTGCCCGATTTCCTCGGCAGCCCGATCATGTCGTGATCTCGCCATCGGGCTGGAGCCCGTGGATCGGCTGGGGCAACACCCCCGACGACCGGTTCACGCGCGCCCAGGTCGCGGAGATGAAGCGGAAGGGCATCGACCCCGACACCCACGGCTTCTTCGTGACGGTCTTCCGCGAGGCGACGCACCGCGAGATGGTGTGGTCCCGCGGCGACGCACCACCGGTGTTTCAGTTCGATTGCCCGGTGCTGTCCGTCACCAAGGACAATCGCCTGCGCGTGATCGCGCCGAACGGCGACGTGAAGATCGTCCTGCGCAACGGCTGGGCGCACGAGCCGCACTACCTCAACCGCCACCTGCTCGACCGAAAGGAAGACTGATGCGGATTTCGTTTTCCGGCAGCGTCTTAGGGCTAGGCGCTCTGCTGCTCGCCAGCATGCTTTTTCGGTGCGTCCTCGCGGCGTACCAGCCCCATTCCCCCGAGGTGGCCTCCGCACACCCCCTCGAGGTCGCAAGCAGCGCACAAGCGCGCACCCTCGCTCCGGCCGCGGAGGCCGGCCGGAGCACCCTACCATTCCCGGAGAACCGCTGATGGCCGATACGATCGACCAGGCGAACGAGCTTAACGAGTAGCACCTTGAGCGCAGCCTGCGCGCGGCACGGCAGCCGATTCCGGTTGGCGTGCCGGGCGAGTGCGAGAATTGCGGCGACGACAGTCCGCGCCTCGTGCGCGGCTGGTGCGCGCCCTGCCGTGATGGCCGTCCGCGCTAACCCACCACCCCATTCGTAGGAGACCCGCGTGGGTACCCACCTCCCCCTTATCGTTGACAACTTCGCCGGCGGCGGCGGCGCCTCGACCGGCATCGAGGCCGCGCTCGGCCGGGCCGTCGACATCGCCATCAATCACGACGAGGAAGCGATCCGCATGCACGAGGTGAACCACCCGGGCACGCACCACATTCGCAACAATATCTGGCAGGTCGACCCGCGCGACGTCGTGCACGGGCGGCATGTCCAGCTCGCGTGGTTCTCGCCCGACTGTAAGCATTTCAGCAAGGCGAAGGGCGGCAAGCCGCGGGAGAAGTCGATCCGGGATCTCGCCTGGGTGGTGGTGCTGTGGGCGGAGCGTGTCGCGCCGGACGTGATCCTGCTGGAGAACGTCGAAGAGTTCCGGACCTGGGGGCCGCTCGACGACGAGGGGAAGCCGATCAAGGAGCGCGCTGGCGAGACGTTCGAGAAGTGGTGCAGATCGCTACGCCGGGCGGGATACAAGCTGCAGTTCCGCGAGCTGCGCGCCTGCGACTATGGCGCGCCGACGATCCGGAAGCGATTCTTCATGATCGCGCGCCGCGACGGGCTGCCGATCGCCTGGCCGGAGCCGACGCACGGCAAGCCCGGCTCGCCCGAGGTGCTGAGCGGCAAGCGGCAGCCCTGGCGTACCGCAGCGGACATCATCGACTGGTCGATCCCCTGCCCGTCTATCTTCGATCGGAAGAAGCCGCTGGCTGAGAAGACCCTGCGGCGCATCGCGCACGGGATCATGAAGTTCGTCGTCAACAACCCGGCGCCGTTCATCGTCCCGCTGACCCATCGCCAGCCCGGCGCGCGCGGCGCGGGGGTCGATCAGCCCATGGCAACCGTCACCGGCGCGAACCGCGGCGAGCATGCCGTCGTCGTGCCGCACATCACCAAGTTCCGCACCGGGCAGGTCGGGCACGATGTCGGCGAGCCGCTGCACACGGTGACGGCGAACAGCTTCGTGAAGCGCCCGGGGGGTGCCGCGCCGCTGGGGGTGGTTGAAGCAGCGCTCGCGCCGTTCGCCAGCTATGCCCAGCAAGGCGGCGGGAGCCGATCGATGGAGGATCCGCTCCACACCGTCACCGCTTCCGATGGGGACCACAACACGATCTGCGCGGCGCATCTGGTCCGCGTTGCCCACGGCGATGATGGTAGGGACCGCACGCACTCAGCCAACGAGCCGCTGGGCACCCAGCCAGCGAGCAACGAGTTTGCCGCCGTCGCCGCTCATCTGGTGCACGTTGGGAACGGCGAGCGCGAGGGTCAGGCGCCGCGCGCGATGGACGTCGAGAAGCCGCTGGGGACCGTCGTCGCTGGCGGGATCAAGCATCACGCCGTGGCCGCACTGCTGCAGAAGTTCGCCACCGGCAACGCGCCGACCGAACCCAGCGAGCCGATCCAGACGATCGAGGGTAACGCGAAACATTCTGTGGTTGTGGCGCACCTGGAGCAGGCGAACGGCGGGCCGAACAACGATCGCCTCGCCGGGCGGGCGGCCGACCAGCCGCTTTCGACAGCCACCGCCTCCGGTAGCCAGCAGCGCATCGTCACCTCCAACCTGGTGAAGCTGCGCGGCGGAGAGGACAGCCACTTCGAATCGTGCGGCGTTGGCGCGGACGAGCCGCTGCATACGATCTGCGCCAGCGGCACGCACATGGCGGAGGTGCGGGCCTTCCTGCTGAAGTACTACGGCACCGACCAGGATCCGCAGCTCGGCGAGCCCCTCCATACGGTCACCACCAAGGATCGCTATGGCGTGGTGACGGTGACGATCGGCGGTGAGGAATACGCCATCGTCGACATTGGCATGCGGATGCTTACCCCGCGCGAGCTGTTCTCCGCCCAGGGCTTCCCGTTCTGGAAACGTTCCTTTAAGGTGGAGACATGGCACGGCCCCACAATCCGAGCGGTGGACGACCAAGAACCTGCGCCCGAGAGCACCACCCGTGCGACGTCTGCGGGGTCAAATTCGAGCGGGTCGCAACCCGACGGCCAAAGCGAACGTGCAGCCGTGCATGCGCTGATCGACTTAGGGCTTCAGGTTCTTCAGCTTCGCAGTCCCGGAAGATCGTCCAGCGATGTCCAGTCTGTGGAACCGATCGTCTCCGTTCCCCTGCCTACCGGGATCGCGTCTGCTGCTCAAACGCTTGCGCCAGACTTCTTCGCCAGCGCAATCGAACCGATCCGTTTCGCACGACCGAGCGCCAGCGCTTTCACTCCAGCGCCGAGTGGGGGCAGGCCTGTCTCGCTATTTGGCGGCGAGACGACGCAACCTGCCGTCGTTGCGGAGAGCGTCACCGTTACCGAGATCGGGGTTTCGAAGTCCACCACATCGCAGGATGGACCGCGTTCCCAGAACTGCGTCTCGACCTTGCAAACCTTGTCCTGCTTTGTGGTCGATGCCATCGCTTCGTCCACTCTCTCGCGAACGTCGACGGGCAGTTTATCCGTCGAGCTTGAAGTTCGGCACGAGTACATCATCGACCGCGACGCCGATGGGCGGCCGATCACCAAGACGGCCCAGGTCGCCAAGTGCGGCAACAGCGTCTGCCCGCCGATCGCCGCGGCGCTGGTGCGAGCGCAGTTCCCGGCCGAAGCAGCGACGGTCGAGCCCGAGCAGGTGGCGGCATGAGGCAGCTGAAACCCGCAAATCCCAGAGCGTTCGCGGCTGGTGTAAATGGGAGGCCCTCATCGAAAGGGCCGTCCGATGCACCACCGCTACACCCGCACCCCGACCTTCTGCGGCGATTTCAATGCTGAGGATGCTGACATGACCTGCCAGCACGTCACGATGCCTGGCGGCGGCTCGGCGATCGTCTGCACTCAGACGCGCCGGTGCAAATGCGGCCGCCGCGCTCCGCTGCTCTGCGACTGGAAGGTCCCGAACAAACGCAGCGGCACCTGCGACGCGCCGATCTGCGAGCGCTGCTCCACATCGCCCCAGCCGGGCAAAGATCTCTGCGCCAAGCACGCGCGGGCCTTCGAAGAGTGGAAGGCGTCGCGCGGCATGGTAGGGAACAAAGCATGATCAGCTTCATCCTCGCCGCCGCCCTGTCCGGCTCCGCCTTCACCTGCACCGTCACCCGCGTCCACGACGGCGACGGGCCGCTCTGGTGCGCCGAGGGGCCGAAGGTCCGCATTGCCGGCATCCAGGCGCCCGACTTCGAATCCGCCACGCCATGCCGCGACGGCCGCGCCGGGTACATCTGCGACGATCGCGCCGCCCGGGCCAGCCAGCGGACGGTTTCCGCGCTGGTGCTGGGCAAGCGGCTGACTTGCATCGCCCTGGAGCCCAGCTACAGCCGCATCGTCGCGCGCTGCCACCTGCCGGACGGCCGAGACCTTTCATGCGCGGTGCTGGCCGCCGGCGCCGCCACGCGGTGGGACCGGTACTGGCGGCGGTACCGCATGCCTGCCTGCGGCTCAGTTGCCGGCAGCTGGCCGCTCTCGGCGCCAGCGCTTGGCGAGAAACTCGACCTCAAGGCCGTCCAGATGGAAACCGCCGTCGATCGTGATGCTCATCGCGGATCGCTCGTCGTCGGAAAATTCGAGGTAGCGGCGCACCATCTCCTCGAGCGTCCCTTGGACTACATCCTCGCCCATCGGGAACGGCCAGCCATCGCTGATCACCTTTCGCGACAAACCCGCTTCCTGATCCCAGTCGAGGTCTTTCATGCCTTGTCCCCCCGCCCCGTATAACACGTCGGCAGAAACGCGGGCCAGCGCGACCACAGGCGCGCCCGCGAGCAAATGCCCGGCGCCAATCCCGAACGATGGAGCCGACAATGGGCGCCGCTGAGAAACTCGACGGCACGATCCCCTTCTGGCCGGCCGCGATGACGCGCGAGATGGCGCTCGCCTATACCAGCGTGTCGGAGGCGCAGATGCGCCAGTGGGAGACCGAGGGCACGGTGCGCTTCCGCGCGCGCGGCCGCAACGGCTCGAAGATCACCGAGCGCGCGCAGCTGGACGAGGCGATCCGACGGCTGTTCGGCGACGTCACCGACGACATGGACTTCGGCGATGGCGAGTGAGCGCCTGCCGGCATATGTGAACGTGCGGCGGCTCGCCGGCGGCCAGAAGGCCTATTTCTGGTGCCGGCCCGCCTGGGCCGATCCGAAGCTCGCCACCTCTCCCGACGAAAAGGTGCGGCGCAAGGCGCTGCGCGAGGGCAAGACGTGCCCGGTCGCAAGCACGCCGCTCGGCACCGATCTCGCCGAGGTGATCGTCCGCGCCCGCGTGCTGAACGAGGCGTTCGCGTCATGGCGCCTGGGCGACAAGGCGGAAATCCCGCACGGCACGATCGCGTGGCTGTTCGCCTGGTACCGTAAACAGGAGCGGTTCACCGAGAAGCGCCACCAGACGCGCATCGGCTACGAGCGCGCCATGCGGTACGTCGAGGAAATGTCGATGAAGACCGGCACGTTCGGCCAGCGCCAGGCGGGCGCGGTCGACGGGCCGGCCGCCGACAAGCTCTATCAGCGCGCCATGGCCAAGCACGGGGAGCGCCAGGGCTCCTACATGATGCAGGTCTGTCGACTGGTATGGAGCCACGCGAGCCGGCCGGGCTATTCGAAGCACACCGGGGTGAAGGTGAACCCCTTCAAGGGCATGGGCATCAAGATCAGCACCGGCGTCGGCAAGGGCAACCGGGCGGCGACGCGCGAGGAATACGACCTCTATCGCGAGACCGCGCGCGCCATGGGTCGCCAGTCGATGGCGACTGCCGCGGCGCTGTGTTTCGAGACCTGCCAGCGCGTGACGGACGTGTTCGGGTTCGAGGACCCGGATAAGAAGGTCGTGCGGGGCTTCTTCTGGGACGACTACCGCCCGGGTGAGCAGATCGCCGTCATCCAGTCGAAGACGAATAAGCGGATCACGCTGCCGCTGGTCGACGGCACCGGCGAGGATGCCGTCGCGCTGTACCCAGAGCTAGAGGCGGAGCTGGCGCGCACGCCGCGCGTCGAGGGCGCCGCCGGCGGGATGATCGTCCTGGATGAGCGAACCGGCAAGGCATACGGCATCGACTACATGCAGAAGCTGCACAAGCGGATCCGCATCAAGGCCGGGCTTCCGAAGGACCTGCGGTTCACCAGCTTCCGGCACGGCGGCCTGACCGAGCTGGGCGATTCTGGCGAGGTCGATATCCGCGCCGTCTCCGGCCACTCCGAGATCAAGACGACGAAGATCTACGACAAGGCCAACCGGGAGAAGGCTCTCCGGATCGCGCGCGCGCGCCGCGAACACATCGCGCGCGTCGTGGGCAGCAGCAAGCCAGGAGACGAGGATTGAGCGCCAACGACGAACTCACCGGGCGAATGGCGCGGATGGATGCGGCACGGGGGAGGAGATGTCAAAGGGCGCATGACTGCCGGCTGGCGCGTGTCGAGTGGCCCGGCGAGGCTGTGCACAAATGAGACAAAGTCTGCGCCGGCGCGTCATATTTGCCCAGCGACTGTAATTTTCAGATCATGATTAAGGCGCTATGAACTGATGCTGTCGGCAAAAAGGGCGGGTGGCCGACGGCTGTGGGGGAAATGTCGATGGGGTTTGTCTATGAGGCGAGCTTTGTGCTCGGCAGGCAGATATCCTGGCTATGCAAATAATTGCAATTATGGCTCGCGGTCGGGCCTCGATGTCACTGCGACACCCAACACTATGATCGTCATGACCACGATGGCTCCGATCAACTCTATGACAAGCAACGTCATCGCGCCCATGGTCACAGCCCTCCCTTAGTGCAGATGTGGCGGATCACGCCCATCACGGTAACGGCCACTCCTGCCAAGCTCACGCCTAACGCGAACAAGGTGGTCTGGTCAGCGCCCGGCATCAGAAAGCAAGGCCCGGCACGATCGCAACAATTACGAAGACGAGCGCCACTAACACGGGAATAGCTCCCAGCATCAGGGCGATATAGAGCACAGTCTTCGGATTGTCAGTGGTCTGGGCCATCGCTTCCTCCTGAAATGCTGGCCAAGCAATGGGTTCGATGATGCGTGCTATACGCTCCGCCGTTTCGCTATGAATATCCCCCTCCTGAATCACCCCGGCAATCGAATGAGCAATAGGGTACTTTCCAGTTTATTGCAAGTTATCTCTTTCGTGCAAAAAATACAATTCTCGCAATCACTGCCTTCATGCCCGCAGGCTTGGTAGGGTTCGATGCGCTGCTCGAGCAGGGTCCTGGCCAGCGAGGTGAACCCATAAAGGCCTAACAGGACTGCCACTGCCGAACGTTGTTCGGTCGCCATGCCAAACCTCTTGGCAGTCAGCGAATCCCTTTGGCTCGCGGATCCGTCAGGCCAAATCCGGAGGACTTTAGTGCGACGAGATTCCTTGTGCGCGAGATCGCCCATTGGGTGACCGAAGAATGGTCACCGGCCACGCACACAGGCGAACCGATCCAGACGCACGCCATCCACGTTGAGCCAAAATCGGCTGGTGCGTGATTATTTTACGCACTTACTGCGTATTTCACTTGCAGCGATCCGGAAATATGCTAAAACAAAATCACCGGGCCGAAATGGCTCGGCCCGGTTGAACCGGAGACTAGGATGGAAATCTTAGGCTGGTTCATCCAAAAACTGAAGTCGGTAAAAGTGAAGTTCCACCTCTCACTTAAGATCGACATCAAGATCGGATGAACTATCGGGGGGAAGGGTCCAAACCTTCTCCCCACCGGGTCATCCAATGAACGGCGAAGAACTGAAACTGAGGCGGAAGGCTCTCGGTATGACACAGGCGCAACTAGCGGAGGCAGTAGACCTAAGCCGAGACTTCATCGGGCAGATGGAGCGCGGCATAGCCCCTATCGGCGTCCGGACGGCTGCGGCTGTTCGCGCGCTGCGCGCCGCGTCCGACGACCGGCCGACGGCGACCGCACGTGATCCAATGGAGCGGCTGATCGAGGATGCGCTCCTCGACGCGGGGGTCTCCTTCACACGCGAGGGGCAGCCTGGGCACCAGCACGCGCTCGACTTCTACCTGCCCGACTCGGACGTGTTCATCGAGGTGAAGCGTTTCCACAGCGATCGCATCGCGGCGCAGACGGCGCGCGTACCGAACGTGATCGTCGCCCAAGGCAAGCCGGCCGTCGAGGCGCTCGCCGCGCTGATCCGCGCGGGCGGCTTTGCAGTGGGCCGCCAGCTATGAGCCCCCTCGAACGCGCTGCCCGCGCGCTCTGCGAGCTCGACAACAACCCGCCGGGCGCGACCATGGACGGCAAGCCGCTGTGGATGGATTACCTGCCCGAGGTGCGGGCGGTGGTCGAGGCCATCCGGCAGCCGAGTGAGGAAATGGTGGCAGCCTCTGGCATCCCCACGCTTAGAAAGCGGATCGACGAGCTCGAGAATTCAGCCTTGATGGCAAGGTTCAATGGTATCGGTCGTGAGGCCGACGGCGAGACTGCCGATGTCCTGCGAGGCGTGCTTGCCGAGGTGGAAGGAGACTGGACCGCCATGCTCGACGCGCTGCTGTCGGCGAAATTGCGCTGA